ACTTTATGGGGTCAGGGAACGGGATTGAATTGAGTTTGTTGCGCATTCCTTTTAGCTTCGGCTTTCCGCCGATCTTTTTGAAGCATCTTGACCATGCCGTGTGAACCTGCGCCAACATGCCCTGTACCGTGTGACTCGGTATGTCGATCTTCTTCCCGTGGTCGGCAAGGATATTCTGAAAGTCCATGCCGGTATAGTAAATCCCATCCTTCGCATCAAGTTCGATCTTGCGCACGGCGAAATTATGAACCGCAGTCAAAGACCACAGCCAATCGTTAAGCTGCACTTCTTTATTGGCGCTTAACCTGAGTTTTACTTGTGCCTGAATCATGCTGATTTTTGCTGTTCGATGTACTGCTTGATAATCGCCAATGGCGCACCACCTACAGTCGCTACAAAATATGAGTTAGTCCACAGCGTGGGCAGTCTGGATTTAAGGCTTTTGAACTCTTGGCGAAGAAGCCTTGACGACCTCCCTTTGATGCGCTTTACCAGCCGATGAATCCCGAATTGAGGGTCAACCTCGACAAGCAAATGAATGTGATCCGGCATCGTTTCCATTTCGATTATTCCCGCCCCAAGCTCACCGCACACCTCGCGGACAATCTGCTTTAACCGCAACTCAATATCACCAACGATCACGCTGCGCCGATATTTCGGACACCACACAACATGATACTTGCTCGAAAAAACGATGTTGTTATTTGACTTGAACTTATCCATGCCGACAATATACAGGTTATAGCAAAATAGTCAAGAGCAATCGCTCACCCCATAGATAAATCTAGGGGATTGCGCTCACACTCTGTTCAAAAACCACGCCATCGTCAATGCGCTGGCGTATCTCGGCAATGGCCGCACGCAAGTCAGCCCGCGTTGCATTCTCAATCTGCGCTTCATGGATCTCGAATGCGCGCTTGATGGCGGTCATGGCGGCGCCGTCGTATCCCCATGCCCCAGTGCGTTGCGCCCGCACGCGGGCACGGAACGCACCTTCGAGCGCTGCGTTGATGTCGTCAACGAAGTGTTGGCCAAATCCGCGCTCTGCCAGGATCAGCGCGATATTGAGCGCGACCGTACACGTCGACCACTGCTGCTCATCGGCGTGGCCGGTGATCATGAGGTCGAAGGCGATGCGGAATGCGATCGAGAGATCGGCGATCTGATCATCTGCCAACGGAACCGCGTTCTCGCGCGCACGCTGGAATGATGCAGTGCGCTGGGCGGCTTTGTTGGGGTTGTAGGGTTTGCGTTTGCTCATGAATTTGCTACCTCCAACAGCACATCGGCATGGCACAATTCGCCGACCTTACACCAGCATGCAAGATTCTTACCGCGAAGTTCAGTTTTTGCCAAGGCCGCAATTTCTTTACCGCGTTCGTTCAGTTCAAGCCAGTAGCGATAGCATTCAACGGCATCCTCAATGGTCGGTACTGCGATATAATTTGGACCGACCATTGTCCCAACTGCCTGCAACGGCGCCACGCTAAATGGATTTCCCCATTGCGATGGCCGTGTCACGCAGACTGTATTCGGCGGTAATATCCAGCCTTTTGACCGTTTTCTTTGAGTTCTGATCGGTGTATTCATGCCATCAATATTAACCTAAATTGATTATTTTGTGCTGGAATCGTGACACTATATTTGATGAATGGACGCCATCGAAGCATTACGCCTCATCGCCGAACTCGACAAACCGCTCGAAGCGACTTCGCCTAACGACTGGCGGCGGCGTGTGCAGTTGATTGCGCGGATTGCACTTGGGGTAACAGAGAGTCCAATTGCATACGGGCGAGTTGAAGACGCAGGTCAACAATCTCCGCTTCCGCCTTCTCCAAATTGTCATGCAGCTTGTGATTGATCTTCATCTGGACTGAGAGCATTGCCTCGGCGTCGATGGCGCGCTTCTCCAGCGCTTGTTGCGTTGTGGTGTTCATCGCTGTACCCGGATCGGGATTCCTTTCAGTTGGTGTTCGTACATGGCGCAGAGGGGATCGCTTTTAGCTTCATACACTCGACAAGTTTCTGGCCGGTTCTCGTAATCTGTGCAGCGGCCGTCGGCGCCAAGCCGTTCGCAATCGAATTGCACTAAAGTTTTACCTTCTGGCGGATATGAAGACAATTGTTCGACAAGTGGGCGGACTGGTTTGAAATAATACAGTCCATACAATTCCATGAAGTTTTCAGCTTCAATTTTCCAGTTATCGATATTGAAATGCTTACCTCCAATTGTGAATCCGCTGCAGCACGCGCCAGGGTGGGTGCATGTGTCACAGGTACTCATGCCGGTATCCATTCCCATTGAGGTTGCCCAAGCCGCATGATGACCTTGCCGTCGGGACCGCAGAGTGGGCGTTTGCGATGCAGGACACCGCGCACCAGCATCGTGTTTGGCGTGAGTTTGCGCGCACGCGGCCCAGTGTGCGGCGGCGGGTGTTTGGCGTTTATGTCATCCATTGATCTGGAAACCTTATCGTAAATGGTTGTTCTGGTTCAAAATTAATGCACCATGTTGGTCTAGCTTCAGAAATGCTTATATCACGCAACATCGCGCCGGAAATCAAGAATTCTTCTATTTGCTTCTCAATCAGCATTGCATGCTCAAGCAAAGCGGATTCATACTGTCTCCAGATGGTGCCTGATATCATACCTGCACATCATCATCATAAAACCCGCGCACGACATTGCGAGGCACGAATCGCGCCGTGGCGATCTCGGCCGCACGTTCGCGCATAGCGGCTTCGCGCTGCAACTCATCGGCCGCCGATTCTGCCTGCGCTTTGGTGTCGCAGTCGACCAGCGGTACAAAAATTCGCGTGCCAGGACGCACGTAGCCGGCGTAATAGCCGCCTTTTTTGTGACCTGGGCCGATAGCGATGAAGTCGAGCACGGTTATTCCAACTCGGCGATGGTGCAAGAAATCGGTTCGTCGTCGCCATTTTCCAGCATGCATGTTCCGGCATCCTGGTCGACCGTCAGCACCTTGTGCGCGCGCTGATCACCAGGCCAGATCACCTCGGCGCCGGCTTGCAATTCCGCTCTCCAATTCGGGTTACCACGCATAATCGTTCCTTTCGGTACATCGTTGTAATATCGCCATGGCCGACACCGTAGTGTCACCCAGCCGGCGCGGCCGACCAGGACGCCTTCGAGATATTCCTCACGGTGGCCGGTGCGCTGGTTGTCGTAGATGCCGTTGAGCATGGCTATTTGCTGGAGAAATCGTACGGGTCGATTTCGTCTTTGTCGAGATACTTGGCGCGCTTGATAGCCAGTCGCCAAATGATCTCGCTGCAAAAATATCCGGCCAAAAATGCGATCGCTCCATACGCCATGAAGATCAGTTTCCCGCTGTCCATCAATGCACCTTTTCCTTGCCGAATGTGACCTTGATGAAATCCGCCATGCCCCAGGCAGTGCGACCGATGTCGTTCATGCTGGTGCGCTTGGCGTCGTGCATTTCGTACAACGCCGCCAAGTAAGTTTGCGGCGTGCCGGTGCGCTTGAGCAATTCCTCGGCGGCGCGCCGGTTATCAGCGCCACCGATCATGACCGACGCCAAGCAGCAGCACAATTCATCGGTGCATTCTTGGGATGCGTAGTTGCACGATTGCTCGAAGGTCCGACCAAACTGCTTCATGAACCAGTCGTCTTGTCCGCCAAACATGAACATTGGAACATTTCCGGATTTATCACCGCTGAGTTCTGCGAGAGCATACTTGCCTTCGCCGAGGATGCAGCATGCCACTGCAGCGATTTCCAGGCTGTTCGCCTCGATGGTGTAGGGGTCGGATGGGTTGATGATTTCGAATAGCATTATAGTTCCTCAGAAAGATGCACTAAAACAAACTTTTTCTTGCCGGCCGCCAGCGGCGCGCCATCGGTATTGCGGGTGATGTGCCAGCCGTTGCAATGGCGGCATTGATATGCGCCCATGGATAACAGTCCTTTTGCATTTTGCATGAATGCCCGGGCGCCGCGAATTGCCGGACCCTTGTCCGCATAGCGCACCTTTCTCTTGCACACTCTTTGCACTGCCAACGAAAAATCAGCAGGAACATTGTGCGAAAACTTGGCATCCCTACTTTTACGCTTCATCGATACACCTCCATAGGTATTAATCAATTTTAATCAATCAATCAAATAAAAGCAACATAAAAATGAGGTCGTCGTGACTTGATACTAGCACCATGACCGACAATGCCAGAAAACTGCTGTCCGACTCGCGTGCGCCGGCGGACGAACAATTCGCCGCGATGGCAGAATTGCAAAAAACGCTTATGCCTACGCGTTCCGATCTGATACCTGCTGGCAATATCGCGCCTATTATCGACTGGATGCGTGAGAATTATGCAGAACAGGAGATGAATAAGGCGCTGACCCGCAACAATGTCATTCACTTCCCCAGCATGGCGGCCCGCAATCGGCAACCTGGTATGCAGTCGGTCGATCTCGATGATAACCAAGTCGGCGTCTGGGGGGACTATTATGAACGCCCGGGCGCGTTCGGATTTGATTCGATGCGGATGATGGTCGAGCAAACGCCAGTCTTGTCGGCAGTCATCTGGACGCGGATTCGCCAAGTTCAGCGCTTTGCGCGGGCGCAGGAAAACGGTAAGGGCCCAGGCTTCGAAATCCGAATGCGTGATCGCGATGCCTTTGTCGGCAAACCAGAAAAGGAGAGCATCACCGCGCTCCAGACGTTTTTCACCAACTGCGGATGGGAAACAAACCCGCGCGCGCGGGCACGGCTCAAGCGCGACGACTTCACTAGCTTTCTGACCAAGCAAGTGCGCGACAGCTTGACTATGGACTCGGCACCGATCGAGACTGAATTCAAGCGCAATCGCTCGCAGGGCATGGATGGCATCTATGCCGTCGATGGCGCCACGATCCGGCTCTGCACCGAGGTTGGTTACCAAGGCGACGACGAGATCCGGGCCCTGCAGGTGGTGCAGGGGCAAATCCGATCCGCTTACACATTCGATGACCTCATCTACGTTCCGCGCAATCCCCGCGCAGACGTAATCGTGGGCGGATACGGCCAATCCGAGACGGAATTGCTTGTCAAGACGGTCACGAACCTGCTGAACGCCATGACGTACAATGGCAAGTTCTTCGACAGCAACGCCATCCCGAAGGGGCTGCTGCACCTCACCGGCGACTACGATGCCAATGACCTCGCCGCCTTCAAGCGCATGTGGTCGGCAATGACAAAGGGTATCGCCAACGCCTGGACGATGCCGGTCCTGGTATCCAAGGACCAAGAGAGCAAGGCCGCATTCGAGAACTTCGGCCAAGAAGTCAACGAGATGATGTTCAGCAAGTGGATGGTCTTCTTGACGTCGATCATTTGCGCTGTCTACGGGATCTCGCCGGAAGAGATCAACTTCGAGAGCTTCAGCTCGAAGACATCAAGTCTCGGCGGCAACAACGACACCGAAGACAAGATCATCTCGTCGAAGGACAAGGGCTTGTTGCCGTTGCTGCACTATTTCGAGAATGTCTACAGCGATTTCATCGTTGCCGAGTTCAGCGACAAGTATTGCTTCCGCTTCACTGGCCTCGACGACGAGGACGAAAAGCAGGGGTTCGAGGAAGAAAAGCTTGTCTTGACCGTCAACGAGATGCGCGCCAAACGCGGATATGAAAAAATAGAAGCTGCTTGGGGCGATGCGCCATTGAACCCGTCGCTTATCGGACCCTGGCAGGCTGAGCAACAACAGGGCCAGCAGGATTTCGGGCAACCGCAGGGGGAGATGGCGGAGCCAGCCGATGAAAATGCTGACGATGACGGGCAACCACTGGGTGCCGCTTCCGGTAGTGCTGCACCGGCGCCGGCCGGCAATGACTTCGGTGGCGACAAGGACAGTGGCGACTTCGGCGCACCGGCACATGGCACGGACAAGCCGCTCCCAGCTGCGTCTGGTGACGAATACGAACCAAACCCGATGACCAAGTCGTTCGGACTCCCAATTTTTACGATCGAGGCTTGATATGCAAGAGACAGTTCAAGACATTCAAACCAAAGCATCTATTCAAGTACAAGGTATAGCCGGCAGTGTCCGCGTAACCGAGTGCGCGATGTCGGCTATCGCAGTTACCCCCAGCAACGCCACTACGCTCCCTGTAGGATGTCAGGGCTTATGGGTCGGCGGTGCCGGCGCGGTAGCGGTGACATTTTATGCAGGGTCTAGCGTTGTATTCTCAGCAGTCCCAGCCGGTACGCTATTGAAAATCTCGCCGTCTCAGGTTCTTTCAACTGGTACGACGGCCACGCTGATTCTAGCGCTGTACTAATGGGCCGAGTTGCTGTCAAAGGTAATGCCACCGATTTCGCCGCCGGCACCGAGATCGGCGACGAAATCTATTTCCAACACGCAAGCGGACCAGCGTGCGGTCAAGTGCGCTCGATCGGGTGCCATGGCGTGACTGTGCACCACGAAAACAAGCCGCACCAGGTCAAGTGGGAGCATGTGCTCGGGCATAAGAAGCGCGCGCCGGTGAAATACACTGTCATCGACGAGGGCGAGGACGGTGCCATCGTTGGCAATGCCGCCGGCAAGAAGAAATTCCTTCGCATCGATCCCAGCGCCAGGTTAGGAGATATGGTTTTGGACAAGTCGCTTCGAGGTAACCGCATGATACTGTTCGCCAAGGCCAATGGCGCGCCACCTGGCCCTGGTCTGTCGCGCAAACAGATAACAGACAAAAACGGGGTCCAGGTCAACAAATGGGTGCGGACCAATCCCGATCAGGCCAAACCGCGCGAGCGTGCGCATGCCGATTCCGCGCCGTCGCATGTCGGGTTCAATCACGGTGAATTCAAGGGTCACGGTAAGGTAATCGCCAGTGGTGCCGATGGCCACACCGTCCAGGATGGTGCCGGCGCCACGCATAGGATACCGCATGCCAGCGTGACGCACCAATGGTATGGCGACGACAAACCGGACGCGTCGCCGCATGACGATGACGAAACCATTCATCCCGACAAGTTCAGTGCGGCCGACTTCGCCAAACAGCACGATGACCCGAACGCCTCGGCGGAAAGCATCATGGCCGCGCATCCGCCAGAAGTACGCGAACGCGCCGCCAAGACGGTAGAAAAGCTTGGGACTGTCAAGCCGACCGATCAAGAGCACTCGCAGGATGGCGTCTGGAACCCGGAACGTGCGGCCATGCACCGCAAGATCATATTCGATGGCGTCGAGGTGAAGGGCAAGAAGGTGCCTGGTCTGCTTTCGAATGAACGCGTCAAGGCGGCCACGCCGGCGCCTGGTCAGAAGCCAACCTTCATCGCGCTCGGTGGCCGTGGCGGATCCGGAAAGTCCACGCTGAACGGCAAGGTCTATCAGGAAGAAAACGCGATCGTACTCGATGCCGATCACATCAAGGGCATGTTGCCGGAATATGCGGGTTGGAACGCGCACCAAGTCCATGAAGAGTCTGGGCATATTCTTGATACCGTGCTGGCGATGGCCAAGATCCTGGGTGTCAACGTGGTACTTGATGCCACGATGAAAACCGGCAAGACGCTGGAAGACAAGATCAACTCGTTCAAAGACGCCGGATTCCGCACGGAAGCGCATTACATGCATCTGCCACGGCAAGAGGCGGCCAAGCGCGCCATGTCGCGGTTCGCTGGCGGTGGCGAAACCGGCCGGTACGTGCCGCCAGAGGTGGTGCTTGGCAACACCGAGAACGAAGCCAATTTCGACAAGATCAAGAACAATGTCGACGCGTGGTCATTCCATGATAACAACCGCAGCAAGGAAGAAGGGCCAAAACTGATTAGCGGCAAGGGAACGCCCGCACTTGTACCAAAAAAGATCATGACAAAGGCTATGATTCGGCCTATACTGTTCTTGTAGGAGGTGAATATCATGGCTGAAGAAAAGAAAATCCAAGGAATACCACATAGCCACTTTGATGGCTATGACGGCGGCACCGAGCCGCCTGCCGAATTCATGGCTGAGTTGCTGAAGGGCGCTCCTGCCGCCGTCCAAGCGCGCGCCGCCGAATTCGCCAAGGAACAGGCTGCTGCAAAAAAAGTTGAATAAATGCTTGACAAGCATTGTTCAAATTTGATGTAATACGCCTGTTCGTCGTGAAGGTAAAATTTATGTTCGATCTCTTCCATCGCCATAGGCATGAGGCCCGGCGGTTAACTATCATAAAGGTTGAAAAAGTCATGCAAATCAATTTCCAAGTCGGTGGCGTGCTCACCGAAACCGTTCTTGCCGTTTTCAAAGATGCTGCTGGCAATGTCACTTCCGCGCACGGCGCTGTCGTTTTCACTTCGTCCGATGACACCATTGCGACTGTCGTCGAAGGCGGCGATGGCGTTTCCGCTGTCGTTACCGGCACCGGCAAGGTCGGCACTGCGACGATCACAGCAACCGATTCCGCCGACAACGCCAGCGATATCGCTACCGTTACCACTGTCGCCGGCGAAGCCGTATCGCTGGCGTTGGAAGAAGCACCGGTTGCTGCGCCTGCTGCGGCCCCGGCACCAACCGCTCCGGCAGCGTAATCGTTACCCAGCCAAGGATGTAAAGACTTGGCACGCTGTCTCTTTCGAGACAGCACACGAATTGGCACCAATTACTGAAGTTCCAATTCGTGTGTCGGGATAGAGCAGCGGTAGCTCGTCAGTCTCATAAACTGAAGGTCGGTGGTTCGATTCCATCTCCCGCAACCAGAAACACCGTGAGAGCGCAAAGTGGTAACCCTGTACAGGGGAATAGCCGAGTCGTTGACTGCATTCACTGATGCTCGGCCACGATTAGAAGAGAATTGATGCCGCATCGGAGAATGCATGCGATGGTGCCAAGCAGTCAATTCAGACCAACGCATTGGTACGATTACAATTGCGGTTGGCAGGAGGTGAAAGTCCTCCACCAGTTTCAGGATGCGTGGCCGAGTGGTTGATGGCACCTGCCTGTAGAGCAGGTCTTAACAGCGCGTTGGTTCGAATCCAGCCGCATCCACCAGATTTGCCCTTGATTGGATTGGGGCCGGGAACCAAGGACCGGCATCAGAGAGGTTCGATTCCTCTTAGTGGCACCAGAATCCTAAGTTGGCAATAAGTGGCGTGAGCGAAAGCGACGTATCCACGTAAGCCAAGGGCGGATGAGAGCAGTGGAGCCTACGGCCACAAAAAACAAGACGGCGGTGGAAGTCCGCGCTGGAGACGTAACCAGCAAGAATATAGCCCATTGCCGGCTGCTTGACGGATTTGAGGCCGTTTCAACGTGGCTTGACGTTGGAGAATCAGAAGCCTGGCACGGTATGGCTTCCTCAAAACGTGAGTGTCGGCGGTCCAGAGACCTGGCCGGTAAGCCTGAGACGGGTACACATAGTCCACATCCGGGCACCCTTCGCGGTGCCCGGCGTCGTTACAGTACGCTGAAGCAATCCGAAAGGTCGCCGTCAGCGGGTAGTGGGCTTAAACCACCGCAGCGAGGTTGCGCCATGCCGGGTGCATAGTGGTGTGCGAAAGTCTCCCCCGGCAGGGGCGCGTGCGTGATTGTAGGATAGTCCAATGGAAAAACCACTTCTCATCGATGTCGGCGCCTGCTGCGAAGACCATACCAATTCCGCGCTGGAGCACTTGCACAAGGCCATTGGTGAGGGCGATCCCGATCTGATATGGGCGGTTCACCATTCTCCGTTCCTGGCGCGCATGATCGAACTCTTTACCGAGCGCGGCTTGATGCGGCTCGACGGCTTCAAAAACGAACTCATGCAATGGCTCGCCGGCGAGCGCCATGTCGGCCAGCACCGCACTGTCGTGCCGGCTGGCATGCACGAGCGCTGGACCGATAGCGAAATGAAGTTGGTCAAGCTCTACCTGGAGTCGCTGGCACCGGGTACGTTCACGCTCGATGACTACATGCTGTGCGTGGACATGCTGTGCAACAAGTACCTGGCGCCGGATGCGCTGCGCACCGAAGCCGAGTGGCTGGCTACCAGGTCCGTGCTCATGGGCCGTGTCCAGGCGAGCATGGCGACGGTATCGGCCAAGCAGGTTGATGTGTTACTCGAAAAACTCCCTGCCACCGTCGCCGCTGCCGCCGCAGAATTCCCGTTCACTCCCGTCCAGCGCGCCGTCATCGACTACGCGCGCGTGCGCGGCTGCGAAAACGTGGTTGAACTCGCGGCGTCGACCCGCAAGACCATGCGCGCCATCATCCAACTCAAGATGGCTGCCGATGCCTTGGGTAATCCGGCTCCGATGAACAACTTGCAGACGGCTTTGTTTGATGCGTTCGGGGAGTTGAATCGGGATTGGCGGCGGATAGCGTTGACGGAAGCGGTCGAGAACTCCAACCAGGGCTACGTGGCATCAATGCCGGAAGGCAAGAAGTTGCGACGCCTTGAGCAATACCATGGCGCTTGCCCATGGTGCAGGCGCATCGATGGCATGGTGCTGGAGGTTGTCGCGCCGGGTGCTGTCGATAAGAATGGCGATACCCAGGTATGGGTCGGCAAGACCAATCTCGGGCGCTCGGCCGCGCCGCGCCGGCGCCAAGGCGGGATATTGGTCGAGAGGCAACCGGAAGAGATGTACCATGTGGCCGCTGGCGCGCAGCATCCCAATTGTTTCATCAGCAGAAATGTTAATATTTATACTGTCGATGGTTGGAAAAAGATTGGCGATATTTCTATTGGTGATCTAGTTCTCACACACAAAGGTAGATTTCGGAAAGTAACATGGATTCTATCTGGTGCTCGTCATACTGGTGATGTAATTCAGATTGAAATTTCACAAGATGGTAGAAATCGCATTAAGATTTCTGAAATGACGCCAGAACATCCTGTTCTAACCGAAAGGGGTTGGGTTAATGCTGGCGATATAGTTATTGGCGATAAAGTGTCTGCATTAGCTAAAATTTGTGAAACTTGCAGAAAACCGTTTGTTAATGCACATCACCCGCATATAAAATCATGCTCAAGCCAATGTGCTGTTCATCTTGGAATAAACCAATTTTCAACTGGTGATCCAATAGCATATGCCGCTGCCATAAAACAAACTGCTGATTCTAATCGTATTCGTATGCGTGGCATGACGGTCGAACAGAGGCGTGAAATAACTGCAAGCGCACGTATTGCTTCAAGTGCCCTTGGTTATTCTTGGTTGAAAACTCCAGAATCAAAACGTAAAGGTGGGCTGACTGCATCAAAGCATAATTACACACCATCCCCAATTGAGGAAGATATTGCCGAGATGATTGAGTGTCTAGGAATATCGGTTGATCTTCAGCATCGAGTTGATAGAAATTATCCAGATGCTGCTGGTCGTAAGCGTTATTGGTGGATTGATATTGCATTGCCGGAACAGAAAATTGCTGTCGAAATAGATGGTGAACCATGGCATGGTAGATTATCTGGCGGCGGTGATAGCAAGCGCGATGATGATCTAAAATTATCAGGTTGGAATGTAATGCGTTTTGATTCTTTGAATGCAAAAGAATCACCGCATAAGGTGGCTGAATCGATTGCTCGTTTGGCGCTTAACCATTCTGGTGAATATACTTTTGGAAGTGCGGATGTATCGTCTATTTCTAGGCGTCATGTGACAAATAAATTGCTTTATAACTTTGGCGTTGAAGAAGATGAATCGTACATTATTGGCCGTGGCGTAGTAGTTCATAATTGCCGTGGTTCCTGGCTTGAAGAGGTTGATGATCTACCGGGTGAGGATGCCGAGTTCGGCGCTCGCATTCGTGAAATTTTGAGGAAGAAATAATGCCACTCGCATCAGGCGACAGCCAATCCGTGATCAGTTCCAACATAGCCGAAATGATTCGTGCCGGACATCCGCGCGCGCAGGCAGTCGCCGCCGCCTACCATAATGCCGGGAAGTCGCACGGCCACGTCAATCCACGCCCCGATATGATCAAAGCGCGCTGCGGCGGTCCTGGTATGTGCCCCATCTGCAAGTGCGAACAGGCTGATATGGCTGGGGTGCCGATGGTGAAGTCCGTGCTATTCGTCAAGGCCCAACCGACCGAAGCCCAGATCGCCGCTGGCAACTACAAAAAGCGGCGCATCGCCTGGCATGGACTTGAGATCGCCGTCGAGAACGAGGCGGGATCGACGCGCAGCGGCACCAAGCCGAATGGCGACAAGTGGTCGACCACCATGGTGCGCCCATACGGCTATTTCTGCCGGAGTGAAGGCACCGATGGCGATGAGGTCGACGTATTTGTCGGGCCGGATGAAGACGCCACGCAGGTCTATGTGGTGCGCCAGCGCAAAGTCGGCGACTGGGAGCGCTACGACGAGGACAAAGTGATGGTCAACTTCCCCAATGAGACTGCGGCGCGCGCGGCATTTTTGCGCAATTACGATGACCCGCGCTTTCTGGGGCCGATCACCGCCATGCCGGTTGACGAGTTCGTCGCCAAGGTGCGTGCTACGTATGACAAGCCTGCGATGATTAAGGCTGTGCTGTTCTTCAAGGAAACCACCAAGTCATCGTGATGGTAGGCTGTCAGAATCCCAATCTGACGGCCACTGCGATGCTGATATTCTTCAAATCCGAGCAATTTGGCTTGTTTAGTGCGCCTGTCCATGTCGGAGCGAGCGTGCGTGCCGATGGTACCGTAGTGGCACCGCATACGCGCATCCAAAAAATCAAACTGAAGCACGATACTGCGCCTCGGCACAAGAAGCTTGATTCGTTCATTGCCGCACATGGCGGCACCGAGCGGCTTTCCAATACATTGTCAGGCATGACGGAACCGCAGCGCCAGCGTCTGATCGCCGAAATGGCGAAATTGGATGGAATCACACCTGAACAAGTGGCGGCGAAGTTCGTTATCACCGTACCTACAGCTACAGTCGGCGAAACGCCGGACCTGTTTTCCGCGCCAATAGAGCCTGAAATTGCAACGGAATCGGCTGAACCTGCAACAAAACATGAAATAACCGAACACGTCACCGGGCGCGGTAAGACGCTGCGCGGCGTGGTTCGGCATGATCTGAGCGCTGACCAGGCCAAGGCCATTGACGAATACACGTTCAAAAAGGACGGTGGCTGGTTCATTCGCGAGAAGCATCTTGGCACCACACCAGCGATTTCGCGTGCGAAAGCAGTAGAGTATTCAATGCATGTGGCGCCTGTCGAACCACATCCTATCGAAGCCGCTGCGCCAGCGTCAGCAGTCGAGCAAGGCCCATTCGGCGTCCCCGCCGGCATCACCAAAGCCAGGCGCCGCGAAATCAACCAAAAAGCATTCGATATCGTCAATTCCGGCAAAGACATCACCGACAGCGATCGCGCTGTCTTGCGCCAATACAGCGGTAACGGTGGCTGCGGCGACAGCTTGAACGAGTTCTATACCGACCAGGAAGTGGCGAAGTCCATGTGGACAGTCCTGGGGCGGCTCGGCGTAACGCATGGCACTGTGCTGGAACCATCCTGCGCGACCGGCGTTTTTGCGCATACTGCGCCGGTCGGCGTGCGCCTTACCGGCGTCGAACTCGACCCGACCAGCGCAGCGATCGCCGATGTCCTGCATGGTGACCGCCATGAAATCGTCAATTCCAGCCTGGAGCGTTTCGCTACATCCGATGGTGACCGCCAGTTCGATGCAGTCATCGGGAACGCGCCATTCGGACTCCGCGGCAGTCTCATCAAAGACGATAAGCCGGAACTGTCCACCGCAGAAGGTTACTTCCTCGATACGTCGCTGGATAAGTGCAAACCCGGCGGCGTGGTGGCGATGATCGTGCCCACTGGCGTGCTCGACAGCAGCAGCGGCAGAAAGGTCCGCCAGCGCCTACTCTGCAAAGGCGAATTTCTCGGCGCCATTCGCATGCCAAACACGGCATTCGAGCACAGCCATACCGAAGTGACGACAGATATTGTGTTCTTCCGCAAACGTCCTGATGATGTAGCGGCGGCGCTGAAGTCTGCTGGGCGCGCGGCCATGAAGAAACTCGGCGTCTGGGACGAGGATTACTTGTCAGGAAACTATTTTGAAGGGCGTGGTGCTGATTCAGTCTTCGGTACAATGGAAGCGGGCTGGCGGGCGAAGGCCGGAATCGGCAATGACATCACGGTAGCCGGGAGTATGATCGGCGTCCCAGATAGCATCAGTACATGGCAACCAGACGAATTCAAGACGCCGACGCCTACCGTGCAGGAAGTCGTTGACGCACTCGATGATGATGGCGACCGCAAGCGGGTGCTCGGCGCCGCCGTGAAACGCAATTACGTTGTCGGCAAGGTCGGCGATACCAAGACGGTTGATGGCATTGACTATATTCTGCAGGGGCGGCCGCCGCGCTGGCACCGTGTCGACGAGTTCATGCAGTCTGCCGATGTGACCGATGCCCAGCAGCTCGCGCGCGATATTGAGTCAGCTATCGCCGGTGGCGACCGGGTCGGCCTGGCCGAGCGCGTTCAGGCTTACGTCGATGCGCATGGGAACCCGGGAAAGAACAAGAATTTGTTGTTGGCGGCATCGCAAGATCGCGTTTTGTATCGTCTCATTGGCGCCGTCAAACCCGACGGCACGCTGTCTGATGTGGTGTCTGGGGCTACTGTGCAGCGCGTCGAGGGGTCGTTCGAGACCGCTGCGCAGTCGCTTGCGATCGAGCATGACAATGGCCTATTCACAGTTGCCGATCTGGCGGCGCGCATGGACAAACCAGTTGCCGACGTCGAGGACCATCTCTTTGCCTCGTCCGACTACGCCTATGCAGGTGGCGACCGCTGGACGACCATGGACATTTACCTTACCGGAGACCTCTGGCCGAAGCTGGATGGGGTCCGCGCAGCGACAGCACAAGGCGAACTCCGTGAAGGACTAGCAGAAAAATATGCGCTGCAGGCAAAACGCCTAGAAGACGCCATCGACCCGAAGTCGCTCGAAGACGTCGACATCCAGGTCAACACCGCGTTCCTGCCTACAACCATACTCGAAGCCTACCTGAACGACAAAAAGAACAATTCCGGTAACGACTGGGAGCGCAAGCACCCAGACATATCGATCAAGTTTGCAGATGCGTGGTACACGGTCACAGGTGGCAGCGAGTATTCGAGCGCACAGAAGTTGCTCACCAATTACCTAAACCGTGATGGCGTCGGCAAGAAAGACTTACCTGACATTCAGGCACTCAATGAAGACTTCAAGGCGTGGTTGCTGACGAGTCGATACCGTGACGAGGTTGAAGACTTGTATAACCGGCGCTTCCGTGGCTTTGTCCAGAAGGAGTTTTCGGACGCAACAATTGATATCCCGGGCATGAATACTGAGGGCCTGAAGCAATACCAGTACGCGGGGTTGCGCTGGGCGATGTCCGCTGGTAAAGGAATTGTCGCGGCTGACGTCGGGCTCGGCAAGACCGTACGTGGTCTCATGCTAGCGCGCATGGCGAAAATCAATGGCACCGCGCAGCGCCCCACGTTCGTGGTGCCGAAGTCAGTTCTGGCCAACTGGGTCGCCGAAGCCGAGCGCTGGTTTCCTGGCAGCCGCTGTCTGGTGATAGGTGAAACCTACACGCGCGATGCCGATGGCATGCTCAAGAGCAAACCCGATGACGCCGCCACTCGTGCGCGCAAGCTACACGACATGGTGCAAAACGATTACGACTTCATTTTCATCTCGCAACCGACATTCTCAGAAATCGACATTGACCCGATTACCAAGGGCGAATACGTCAGTTCCGACTTCTGGGTGCAGCGTGGCGACAAGAAGGGCAACGCCGGCGACAAGAAGTTGAAGAAAATCCGTGAGGCGTACGATCAGGCGATTGCCAATCGTGAGTTCGGGAAGCGAACAGACGCGATCTATTGGAATGACCTTGGCGTCGACATGCTGTTAGTGGATGAAGGGCAAAATTTCAAAAATTTGTTTTCTGCCAAGGCAAGATTCGGCTCGACGCCTAAGTTCCTTGGCGGCCAAGGCGAGAGCATGCGCGCCTTTGACCTGAACATGAAAACGCGGTACCTGCGCGAGCACAATGATGGCAAAGGCATTTATCTGCTGTCCGCGACACCGACAAAGAACTCGCCGCTGGAAATTTATTCGATGTTGTCGCATATCGCGCCGGAAGCGTTTGAACAGATCGGCATCCGCAACAGTGAAGAGTTCCTGGACCGGTTCTGCTTGTTTGTCGAGGACAAGGTACTCACCACCACCGGTACCATCGAAGACGCCATGGTGACCGCTGGCTTCAAGAACTTGGGTGAGTTGCGCGAGATCATGCGCAAGTACATCGACCGCAAAACCGCTGCCGATGTCGGGCTCGTGCTGCCTCAGCGCGATGACCAGATGCACTTGGTAGACATGAACGCAGAGCAACAAGCCGTCTACGCGGGATTGCGCCAGGACCTGATTGACTCGGCCAAGGAAAAAGACGCTACCGGAGACGCACACATTTTCTCGATCATGAGCAAGATGGGGAAAGCGGCTCTTGATTTGGAACTACTTGACCCTGAAAAATATGTTGGCGAAGTCAGTCCAAAATATGAAGATGCGGCCAAGGTGATCGCGGCCGGTGCCAAAGACGGGGGTCAGGTAGTTTTCTGTGACAGCGTGCAAGCGCACCAAAAGATTGTCGAAGCACTCGTGCGCGCCGGCATGGACCGCAAGCGAATCGCCATCATCAATGCCTCAGAAGCGGAATCATCCTCCAAGCGCCAGAACATCGCCGACGCCTTCAATGCCGGCAAACTCGATGCCGTGGTTGGCAACACCGCGACCATGGGTGAAGGCGTCAACCTGCAGAAAAAGACAACCGATATCCATCACTTCGATTTTCCTTGGGACCCGGCCAGCATGCAACAGCGCAATGGCCGTGGACTGCGCCAGGGTAATATCAATGAGGCTGTGCGCATTCACTCCTACATGAGCAAGGGTTCGTTTGACGGTTACCGATACCAATCCATGATGGCGAAAAAGGATTGGCAGGATATTTTGTGGACTGGTGGCGATACCGTCGAGAATCTGGCGCGCGAGGGGAAACTTGATCGGTCCGACCTGCTGATCATGATGTCTGCCGATCCTGACGCAGAGCGTGCCAAGTTCGAAGCCGATAAAGCTGCAGCGGCCCAGCGCTACGGCGCCGACCAAACGCGCGATGCCGCCTATGAGTTCAAGCGTCTGCAGTTGAAGAAGCAATCCTATGGCGAACTCAAGAACAAGGATAACGCCAGCGCAGCGCGGTTGCGGTCACAGATCGATCAAGCCACCAATAAATTGGTGAAAAACAAGTATTTCATCGCCAAGGAAGCGCTAACCAGCAAAGTCCCGGTTGTGATCCATCCCGAGACCGGCGCTGCATTGAGCGCTGGAGTAGGACTCGATGTCGCCGAAAAGAACGGTACCATTGGTAAATGGGTGATCAGTTCCGTTAATCCGATCAGCGGAAACGTGTCCATGCGCCGCTACGGAGAACTCGGAAACGCTCGCGCTATATCGGTTCCGTTGAAGGAAATGGAAACCGGCGTCACTACTTTCAACTATGTCGAAGCCGATGAACAGGCAGTGATCGCTACCAAGTTATCGGCGGCTGCGGAAGATTCAGTCGGCTCGGTGGTTGATCTGAAGTCGCTGAAGGGTATGCCGTCTGCTGTGATCCATTCCAATTACAAGGCCCTGCAAAGCCGCTTGAAAGAAGGTCTTCGTGATTACAAGTGGTCTTCTCCGTATGGCGGTATGGGGTTCCTTGATGCGTCTGGTACGCCTGTTGCCGCTGAATCGTATGAGGCGCATAAGTTGGCGGCTTCGGACCAGCACGATATCATGCTCCCCACTGACGAGCATCGGGAAAAGGCAATCCAGGCATATATCGACGATGAGAAGGCTAAGCGGTTCACTACTGAGTATGTGACCGGTCGCAACCGTAGCCGACCAGGACAGACCGTATTCGTACAGCGCATGCCTGGTAAGCACGATCAAAGCTACAACCGGTGGAAGTCGATCGGCAATGAATTGTTCGGGCATGAATTCGAGAAGGATGCTAAATCGGCATTCCATAGTGTTCAGGGCGATACCATACGCCATGCGCCAACCTTCCATGATGCCATCCGCGCAGCGGTTCCGATGGCTGATATTGGGTACGGAACCACACCGAAGTGGCCGCGCAAGGCGCTGGCCGTGCTGTACGCAAAGGCCAAGCACGATGGTGTTCTGGACAAACCATTCCAAGAAGTGCAGCCGAAGTCGTCTCGTGGTGATAACGAGGTTCACAAGGACATATGGAAGTATGGGGAAAGTGGAAACGCGTTGATGAGCGGGATATATGGCGGTGGCACCACCGTGCGCGACGCCTTGACAACCCTTGCGCAACACAATGGATACGCTGACCTAGCATCTGCCATGACGGTATCTAGTACCAAGCCTGAAACTGCGGCCAAAGATGCTGGGCGTTTGCTCAACATGCCGCTGGCGCGTCACTCGGTGGATGCATTGCGCTACCTCGCCGCCAAGCACCCAGATATCGGCAAGACCACCTTGAAGGATTTAGGCATGCAGACGTACCGCCAAAACTCGCATCTCAACGCCAATGACCTGGCCCGCACATTGGACGAGATGCTGCCGAAATTCGAAGAGGTGGCAGCATGATCAACCCAAAACAATTCGCCGCTAGCACGCTCGAACTGCTGCAGGCCAACCCGCGCAATTATCGCAACTTCGGCACACACTGGTATTTCGTCAAGGCGCTGATGAAGCGGTTTTATACCGCCGATAACCTGTACCTGCTTGGTGATTTTGACGATCCCTCTGTGACGGCGCGCATGGAGCCGCCTGATGACTTGCAGAGTGCGCTCTCTGGCGCGGTCGAGGAATATCAGGAGAATGCATGCTTTGGCATGGGCGCGGTCGAGTTGACTGATGACGCTGGCGAGAAGTTTATCCTCATTGATGCCGACGCCTAGCGACTGCTATCATATGCTATCATATGCTATTATATCAATGCGCGAGACATGTTCAGGCTCACAGCTTGAAGTACCTGACTATCGCGCTTCCAGTACATCATTTTTCCACATCAATTCACCATTGGCGTCGATTGCCCCAAACTTCTCGCCAGCTTTAAGCAAATAGTAGCGGCCGTTGTGACGACGCTCTTGATATTTCCGGCGCGTCAGCAGACAGTTCGTCCCGGCAATTGAGCGACCAAACATGTTTGCCAACTCATACACGTAGTAGAGTTTTTTATTTGACTGAACCGATGTCAATGGAAGCGGCAATTGCTCTTGCTGTGTCGATGCCGACGACTCCACCACCTTCACCTTGGCGGTGGCAATCTGCATGAATTCCACCAAAGCTATACCAGTGGCACGATATGCTGCCACGGATGCCATACTGAGCGCTTTGGTGTCGTCTAACCCGCTTTCCTTGAAGTGCTTATACATGTCGCCGGTGATGTAGCCTGATTGCACGGCTGGATGCATGGTGACCGCCGGCGCGGCGATCGGCACGGCCTGCGCGACGCGCTCGCACTCGATGAAATACTGTCGCGCTTCCTTGCCCTTGGCGTTCCGCTCGACCATGGACAGTTCCTTCGCCATGTCGGTGGTGATGTGGTGGTCAACCCGGTTTTGACCACCTCGACCTTCGCTCCCCAAAATCGGGGAGCAAAGATAATCGGTATTTTCCACAAACCCATATTGGCTGATGCGATCTTTCAACCATGTTGAATAATCCTTGCCGACTTCCAAAAACGTATGCAAATCCCGAGCATTAACGGTCTGCACCGAGTTATCGCCGATTTTGGCGGTTGCTATTGTGATTATTTGATTCATTTTTGACTTTCTTTATCGCCTAATAGTGAGGGCCTTGGCAGTCCCTGCCAGAATTCAGGGATGGTCTTTCGACCGCCCTCACTATTTTAAGCATTAAGGTTCACATAATTCCATCGAGATCCGCCAAGATTTACGATGGTGCTTAGATAACCGGTCGTTGCGACCGATGAGAAATAATACCAGAACCGCGCAAATTTGAGCAAGTTTTTTGCGCCGGTTACGCAAATTGTTACGCTGTTACGCCAAAATATCGCTAAGTCATTGATTTTAAAGCGGTTACAAAGTAACAGTAACAAATGCGGATAGACATATATATGCGCATCATGCGCGCACACACACAATATGTTTCCTATATGCAATATAGATTGCTCACATAGTATCTATCTATATATATCTATGTTACTTTGTAACTGTATACTATAAGTATGAAAAAAATGTAATGAAATCAAAGACTTGGAACGGTAACAGAAACGTAACAACGCGTAACAACTGCTGTTGTTGCGTTACCGGCAACAAAACACAGTGAATTGGCGTCGTCGTGACCTGAATATGGTGGACATGATGCCTATTCTGTTTTTCAAATCTATTCCGGCCGGTGCGCGCTGGATCTCAGTCCATCCGAATGGCCCAGGCACAAAAGGTCAGCCGGTGTTGATCCAACCCAATGCCGATGGCAGTGCTCATGTGATCGGTGGCGCCGGTGGCAAACTCAACTACCTCAAGATCCGTGGCGTTCGCAGTGAATCCGACTACAAGCGCGAAGCCGAAGAAAAGAAAAAGAACAAGGTCGAAGCCGACAAGGCTCAGCGCAAAGCCGATAAAGAGGCTGGCCTGGTGGAGTCGAAGAAAAAAGCGCATGCAGACGTCAAGCGCCAGGTAGCTGGAAAGGAACAGGAATTCGTGCAAAAGGTGGCGGCCAAGATGAAGTGGGCGCCGGAGACGCTGCAATTCCCAGAGGCCAAGGTCGCCGACATGTCGCCGGCGGCGGCGGCCAAGGTCCGCGCAAAATTCCACAACGAGTTGGTGGCGCGCGCCAACGAGGCAGTCAACCTCCAGAAAAAGATGTTGGTCGACAACGCGGCGGCGCGCATGGAAGCCGATATTGGCGAGATCCCGCTGGAATCGAAAGACCCTGACGTGCTGTCCGTGGCGGACCTGAACCCAGTCAAGGCGGAAACCGGTGGCCTTGGCTTCGCGCCGAAATACGCCGACCGCGCTGAAAAGGCTGGGCTCACCGAAGCCGACCTCGCCAAAGAGGTTCAGGCAAGCAAACAGGCCAAGCAAGATGCGATGACGCCGGCGCAGCGCAACGCCGCAGTCGCCAAGGGCGAGACCGCCAAGATGGTGGCGATCGAACTGGCGACTATCAGGGAGCCGCTTGTCAGCGCCGACGCGCATGTGCAACTCGTCGACGCCCGCGCCGCCATGGAACTCGTCAAAGAGCAGAAAGCGCTCAAGCAGGTACAGCAAAAGGCGCAAGCAGCCAACAAGGAAATTGCAAAGACAGCGGCCGAACCAAAAGCGTACGTGATCGAGTACACCGCCGATCCCGATGCCGACGAAAAGATTGAGCACGATATCGAGTCCGACCTGCGCACCGTCAAGACGAAAGCGTTCCTGTCAGAATTCCAGCGGCTTGCCGGCGATGAGCCGATAGAGACACTGGGCAAGTACATCGGTGTCGGTGCCTACAACAGCATCAACTCGCTGGCGCTGGCCGTCGGTGGCGACGCGCTGGTGGACAGGTCTGTCGTGGACGTACTCGGTATTGCTGGCGCCGCTCAAGTCCTGGCGCGGCGGATCCACAATGACTTGCCGGATCAGGTGGAGCGCATCCAAGCCGGCATGCAGGAATTCCACATCGACCACTACATGGCGGCCAGTGAGTCAGCGCTCTCGGACGCGCGCGATCTCATGGAGACCGCGCGCGAGATCGAGTTGGGTGAAATGGCAAGCGGATCCGACCTCATGGCCGGCCAGGAACTCAATCAGCGCCGTCGCCGTGCTGTCACAGACGCGCAAAAGGTCATGGGCCAGACGCTTGGCGAGCTCGAAGCCAATGCCGCGCTCGTGGTTGCTCTGAAGCAGGGGAAGAAAGAAAGTTTTCAGGTATCGCTTGGCCGCACCACGCCAGAGTCCGCGATCCAGCGCGCGCGCGCAATCGGGCTCCAACGCGGCGACTACACGCTGGATGAGGTCGCTGGCGACAAGTTCCTGACTATCAACGGCGCTGGTCTTGATCGCCTGTCCAAACCGGTCAATGCCGCTGATGTCGCGCAGGTCCGGCGCAACATCGCAATTATCCGTGGCGACGAGGATGAGGACGGCTGGCTGCCCCTGGGCGTGGCCAATCGTCCAGATCTGGTAATGGATGTCAAACCAGGGGCATCGCCGTCGCTGGCAGAACCTTTTACCCCGGGCGCGGACCTGCAGCAATCGCTTCGAGACTATATCGGTGGTCGTGCCGCCGACGGCGACCCCGCTGCCGACATCATCGCCGATATCCAGTCTCAGGCGTTCTTCCAGAAGTCTGGCGACAACGCCGGGTATCGGGCCGCGCTCGACGCCGTGGCGCCGCTTGGCGACGGCCGGCTGCGCGCGGAGACGCTGGCACCGAAATTTGACGAATACGCAGACGCGTTCGTATCGAAGCGGTACGGGAACACGCGGTCGACGCTGAACCGGCAGAAATTCGATGTCGATCAAAAGTCCGTCGACGCGCTGCACCGGGCTCTGGCCGCTACGCCAGAGGGAACTGCTGCCTATAAGCCGATCGGCGAACTCACCGACCAGGATCAGCGTGCTATCCGCGAATTCTTTCACGCCAATGTCGCGCATGAGGATGCTGATGCCGCTGAGTTGCGCGCAGACTTCGAAAAACACGGTGCAGCCGAACCGGAGCGCACGGTGACCGACATGTTCGGTGAAGAGACCGACAACCCCGAGCACAGTGACTGGCGCGCGCGCCGTGACGAGATGGCGGGCAAGATCAAGTCGTCGAGCCTGAACTGGTCGAAATATGTCGATGCCATGCACGGCAACGAGAACGCCTACGCAGCGGTCCAGGACCTGATTCGATCGAAAGTCGGTAAGGCGTTCGCGGAAACCTATAACAAACTCAACCCCGATAAGCCGATCCGGCTCGGGCGCTCGGTTATCCGCAACAACCTCAACCACTTGGATGCGGTCGACCCCGTAGCGCGTGAGGCGCGCATGGCGCAAGAGCGGGCGCTGACTGACAGCTTGCGCGAGCGCAGCGGCGGCAAGTACGCGGCTGGGTCTGTGAGCGACAAAATCGATGCCGCGCGCGAGCAACAACACGCATTCGAGCAGTCACAGATGGGGTTCTTTGCCGACGACAGTCCGCCAGATGAGGCTAAAGAGGTCGCTGTCGCCGCCGATGAGCGGCATTCTCTTGGGCACGCGGCAGAGCGCCAAGTCGCGGCCATGATGGATAAGGTCGGGCAGAATTTCAAGCCTGGGCAGCCGACCAAGATTTGGGCGCCGTCGATGAGTGGTGGCAAGAACGCGGCCAGGCAGCGGCTTGTCAAGCTGGTTGATGCCAATAAGCGGGTGGTGGCTGCCTTCGGCACAGGGTCCGGCAAGTCGCTGTTGCAGTTGTCTTCGTTCACCAATCTCAAGGAACAAGGAAAAGCCAAGCGCGGGCTGGCGCTTGTGCCTTCGATCGTGCAAGGGCAATTCAATGGCGAGGCGCTGCGGTATCTCGAACCAGGGAAATACAATCTCCACTGCCAGCCTGGTGCAAACCGGGCCGAACGCATCGCCGCCTACAAGAATCCGCGACATGACTTTTGTGTGATGACGCACCAGTCGTTCCGCGATGACATGGCGCACCTCGGCGCTGCCCATGCCGGCGTCTCCGACGGCGAGATGGCGGCGCGGCTGAACGCGATGACGCGGACTGGGCGAAAAGTTTGGATGAAGTCAGTAATGGACAAGGAAGGTATCGATTTTGATTATCTCACCGTCGACGAGTCGCAGAATACTCTCAACCGGGCCGGGAAGTCAAACAGCGAACTCGCCAATGTCGCCGATGCGCTTGGCGATAACACGCCGTATCTGCTACACGCGAGCGGGGATCCTGTGAAAAATGATGCCAGCGAAGTCTTCGACCTCATGAGCAAGATGGACCCAGACCGCTACAGCGACCGCGCCGCCTTCATGCGCCGGTACGGTGCCGATACGCTCGCCAGCAAGGACGCACTCAAGCGCGAGATGGCGCGATATGTCTACCCGTCAAAAATTGACCCTGATGTCGGCGCCGACCGGAAAACCGAGACCGTGCCAATGTCAGGTGGACAAAAACTCGCGATGGCCGAAATGGACAAGCATTTCAGTGACGCCCGCTTGGCGCGCATGGCTGGGCGCGTCGATGTCGCTGCGATCCGCGCGATCTCGCCGCAGTCGTTCGCCGGCGTGCCGGAAGACCAACACGAGGCGATCGCCAAAGACCTGCAGGCAAACATCGGCATCCTCAAGCAGTCGGCACAGCAGCGAATTTTCAACACGCACGCCGATAACTCCAAGGTCGACCACATCTCGAAGATGGCCGGCGACCGCAAGGGCAAGCCTGGCGTGGTATTCGCGCACTCGATCGATGCCGTCAAGGCAATCACGGCGCGGCTGGAGAAAGAAGGACATCGCGTGGTGTCGCTTACCGGCGCCGACTCGGCGGTGGAGAAAGAGAAAAAGCGATTGGCGTTCAATCCTGAGACCGGGGACGCGTCGGCTGACATCATGGTTGCCAGCGATGCCGGGGCGACGGGGATGAACATCCAGCGTGGGCAGTGGATGGTGCAAATGGATGTGCCGAATACTGCTATGGTTCATGCCCAGCGCAACGGCCGTATCTTCAGAACCGGTCAACTCAACGATGTCGAGTTGACGGACTTGATCAATGACCATCCGGCCGAGCGCGTCGCACGCGACAGGTTGGTCAAAAAGTATGGGTTACGTGATTTGATGACTTCTTCGATGGACGGGCTTGACGATACTGGCGTGGCGGCATACGTCAATCAACGCAATGTCGAGAAACAGGACTTGCAAAATACTCTTATTTGATTATACTACTGACATGCAAACCAACATCGACACAACAACCCGCCATTTAGGCGAACTCGCCGCCATGGCGCATCAGACTGCGGCGGCTGAACGCCGCATCCTGGAAGTTGCTGTCAAACGGCTGGCCGATGTGCAAGCCGATATCGATCGCACGCGCCCGGGCGCGATCACTACCGATGGCGACGCCTACATGGACCTAATTCGCGAGCGCGGACAACTTAACCAAGTCATCGCGAAAGCGCGCGCCGTGCTGCAGACTTAGCCAACCGATTACTCGCAGCGCCGACCTTCGCCGCCTTCGGGCGGCTTTTTTTTTGCGCATGTTGCCGTCGTGACTTGATACTCGATGGCATGGACGACACCCAACTATTGGCGAATTGCCCCGAATATCTGTGCATCGGCTCGATGCTCAAGGCGACTCCGCGCATGGAGGGAAACAATCGATTCATCTATATCGAAGCATCCAACGAGGTCGAGGACCAGCAAAATGAAGTAGTTCTTCAAAAAGCGTTGCGCGATAGCGCCGATTGGTTCCTGCAGTATGGGAATCTCGATATCGACCACTATACACTGATCGGAAAACCCAATCCGAAACTTGGCACACCAGGAATACCTGGTTGTGAACTCTTCGAAATCGGGCGACCAGTAGATGTCAAATTTTCCGGCGGTGCTACCTTCGTGAAGGGTCTCATCGCTACTGGTAGTGGTCCTGCCAGCGAAAAAGCCAACGAATTCTGGTCAAGCTTGGTCGATATTAGCCCGCCAGCGCGCTGGTACCCATCCGTCGGCGGACATGTTATGGAAACCGCAGTCGAGATCGACCCAGACACAAAAAGCCGCAAAGCGTACGTAAAAAAAGTGCGCTGGAGTAATATTGGGTTTAGTAAAACACCCGTCAATCAAGCCGTCCCGACCGTTGCGACGGTCCCGTTCGGTGTGCTTGCCAAAAGTTGGGGCGTGGCCGGTCTGGATTTTGTCAAGGCTCTCGAAGCCAGCTACAGCACCGACATGGCGAATCTCTCTGGCGGCGGCGCGCTCGGCATGCAGTCTCTCGATGGCGCACCGAAAAATTATTTCGAGTTCCGCGACATCATCGCCGGCGCCATCAAGAGCGGTGCCGCGAAACCGAACCCGAAGGCACTTATCGAATATTGCAACAAAAGATTTGGCCTCGCGCTCAGCGACGCGGCTGAGTATGTGGAGCGGTTTTACCGCGATTTGAAAACTGGTTTAAACAAAAAACGGAGTGCGACATGAGCGATGGAAAACAAGTTGGTGCCTTCGAGGCGCTGTTGGGCGAACTTGACATCATAGCCAAGGCACTGCCGGCAGACGGGGGCGATAAAGTCATTGCTGCCGCAGCCGGTGGCACTGGTGAAGCGGGTGGCAAGAAAGACGGTGGCAACACCGGTGGCGAAAAAGTCGAAGGCAAGAAAAAAGAAGGCGAAGGCGAAGAACTCGACGAGGATGGTAACCCGCTCGTGAAGTCGCTGACTGTCACTATCAACGGCCAGGAAGTCCAGGCTGAAGACGGTACTGCGCTGGTCAAGGCGCTGATCGGGCGCATCGACGACACGGAAGACGTGATCGCGAAAGCGCTGTCCGCGACCATTGGCATCGTCAAGAAACAAGGCGAGGTCATCACGCGGCAAGCCGAAATCATCAAGTCGCTGCAGGGCGATGTGCAAAAAATCGGCAACCAGGGTAATGGCCGCAAGACGCTGCTGAACATTCACGACAATGCGTCGGCGACTTTAGCGAAGTCCGAAAATGCTGGACAAATCGATGGCTCGACCTTCATGGTGAAAGCCACTGCTGCCTTCGACGCTGGCAAGATCACCGGCAAAGACCTGACATTTATCGATGTCGCACTGCGCAACAACCAAGCGCGCGAAATCGATCAGTCTCTGGTCGCAAAGGTTCTGGCATAACCCACCCCACCAACCCGTCAACTTAAAGAGGAATCAAAATGGCAGGAATTTTCAATCAATATGCGGGGGTGGTACCAGGCGGTGCTAACCCTGTTCTGGGCGGCTCGCAAGGCGGGGCCCTTTCCAACTTCGAGGACTTGCAAAAAGCCCTCCAAGCCAGCAACTACCAAACCGACGTCGCGACCCTGACCGGCGGCGGCTCGCTTGGCGTTCAATCTCTCGATACGGCCATGAAAACCGTGATCCAGGAGAATGAGAACTTCACGCTGTTCAACATGCTGCAGTCGACCAACGCGACGAATATCGTCGACGAATACGTTCGTCAGACCGGTGTCGGTGGCGTGTTGGCGGGTTCGGCGAATTCTCAAATGGGCGTTGTCGCATCGGCCCAAGGCGCTTACGCTCGTGAAGTCGGCTTGGTCAAGTTCCTGATGTCCCTGCGTCAAGTCGGGTACGTCCTGAACATCGGCAAGAACATCATCGAGGCGACTGCGGTCGAAGAACGCAACGGCGCGCTGCAATTGCTGACCGATGCCGAATACATGCTTTTCCACGGCAACGCCTCGGCATCGCCGGTTCAATTCGACGGTATCTTCACGCAGATCGATGCGCAGATCGCAGCCGGCAATATGTCCAGCGGCAACGTCTATGACTTGCAGGGCGCAAAGCTGAATAGCGTACTGCCGTTCTCGACCATCAACGCGAATGTGCAGGGGTATGGTAGCTGGGGTAAGTCGACCGATGCCTTCTTGCCGATGTCTGTGCAGACCGATTTGAACACCGATCTCGACCCAGCATATCGCTGGATGCCTGCCGGATCGAATACGCCGATGCTTGGCGGCCATGTGGAAGCAATTCGCCTGACTCACGGCGCATTGAAAACCCATATGGACACGTTCCTGCACGATACATTGAATCCGATGACCGTGCCCTGGGACGGCGCAACCGACACGAATTACACTGCGGCGGCAACTGCCAATGCCGGTATCCTGCCGGCCAGCCTGACCATTGCAACCAATTCGGATCCGTCGAGTTCGTTCAACGCCTCGCGTGCCGGCTTATACTATTGGGCTGTCGCTGCAATCGATGCCACTGGCAAGGGTTACAGCGCCTGCGTAAAGAGCGCGCAAACTTCCGTCGCCGCCGGCTACAATGCCGTGTTGACGATTACGCGTTCGACCGCAGGAACCGAAAGCGGATACGCCTTGTATCGTTCGTACCAGAACGGCCCGAACACATCGTCGACACTGCGGCTGTTCAAGGTCATTCCAGTCGGCGGCGCTACCACTACCTATACCGACCGGAATGCCGATATCCCCGGCACTTTCCAGGTTCCGCTGTTGAACATGGGCCAAGCCGCCGATGCGATCGGCTGGCGCCAATTCCAACCGATGACAAAGATTCCTTTGCCTTTCGGTGTTGGCGGCGTACCCGTTATCTCGTGGTTTCAGTTCCTGTTTGGTTATCTGCGTATGACCAAGCCGAAACACCACGGCTACATCAAAAACATCTTGCCTTCTAAGGCAACGTGGCGGCCATTCACGAACGAGTAATCGCGGCTGTCTGCGGCCCCTGGCTCCGGCCGGGGGATTATCAATCGTCGGAGTAATAGATCATGCCACGAGTAATTTGTAAGTTGGAATATGCGTCCGAGTTAATAGACGGCATCGTATTTGAACGCCACGGTGAGCATCTCATCTCGGCGGAAATATCGGACGAAAAGGCAATGCATTTTACGTCTATCGCCGGTTTTGAATTGGCTGACAGCCAGGACAGCGAGATCCTGGCGCTGACAGAACAGGCGATTGCGCTTGGCATTAAGGTTGACTCGCGCTGGAAAGTGCAACGCCTCACCGCTGAGATCAAGAAGGTAGTTGACGCAAACGAATTCGCTGAAAAGCAAAACACGCTGACTCTGCAGAGTGCGGGCAGCGCCAAGGAATAACCGGCCGCCGGCCATTTTTTTAGAGAGAATGAAATGAGCAAAGCCCCGCAGGGTTCCAACCAGGAACAAGTCAACAATTCGTCTCCGGCGATGTCCGTTGCCAAGGTAGGCGATTGCATCGGCGATCTGATCAATCTCGAAAATACGGGCATGATTACCAAGGCCGGGTTGGCGATTAAAAGCGGGGGCGCGTCGCCGCTTGCAGCAGCTGCATCAGGTTTTGTGGCTCAGGTCAACGGCGCTATCGTTTATGTGGCTGCGGCAACAAGCATGCCAGCCATTGCCGGCACGTTGCCGACTGCCGACAGCGCGGCCTGGGCGTTTTATGTGAACCAGTCGGGAACGCTAAGCGCATCGGCAATGGCCACGCCAGCATCCACCGTTGCCGGTGCAATTGCCAATTTGGTCTCGTTGGCGGCAGCCACCGCGCCGGCCCCAGTAGGTGCTCAGCAACCAGTCTACTCGGCATTGATCGGCTTCATCGTGGTATCGAATGCGACTGGCGGCAACTTCACTGCCGGCACGACCAATCTCGATGCTGCCAGCGTGACCACGCTGTATTTTGATGCTCTCGGTAACAGTCAGTTGGTGCCATTGCTAACGCAGGAAAACCGCCCAATCTATTAAGCCAGGACTACCCCGGCTGACAAATCCGCTGTCCGGGAATACCGCTCAGCGGATTTTTAATGGGTTCACATGACTACGATTATTGTCGATCAAGCAGTGACGGTACCGGTTACGTTGTTGACCAATGGCGTCCCGACGCCGATCGCATCCGGGGCGACCGTCACGGCGCAATTATTCGATGTCGTCACCGGCGCTGCGTTATTCACGCCAGCGATTACGTGCTTGTCTGGCGATGCCGGCTCAAATTGGGCTGCGGGTCTGGTTGCGGTCGCATTGACCGCGCTTCAGACCAATACGACCGCGCCGCCGGTGGCGATGTTGGTCATCGTCGTGGACGGGAAGCCATATCGTTTCCGCCTTGATATCGAGGTGGCGAACTCTGCGCCGACGCGCTCGGATCTGTTCGTGAAAGATTTCATCGTCTCGGATATCCGTTCTGACCAACTTTATCTGTTGGCGTTGACGATCATGCCGAACCTCACCGTAACCGATGACTACATCTGGGAGAGGGTACTCGCGGCTGAATCAGATGCCAGTCGCCGCCTGCGGGTCAGGTTCGTGCCGACGGCATTTTTCCCGACGCCGCCCACAAGCGATCAGATAACGGCTCTGAACGGTATGCCGTGGGATATCGACCCCGCCTATGACTACGACCCCGCCATGTTTCAGGGAGACAACTGGAGTTTCATCCAACTCAGGCAGCGCCCGCTAATCAGCTTGACCTCGGTCATGTACAATTACCCGAGTGAGAATGATTTCAACTACGTGTTGCCGCTGGATTGGTTCAAATGGGATTTGAAATACGGGCAACTCCGCATCGTACCGACTTCGAACATCTCGATGGCGATGCTGGGCGGCTTCATGATTCAACTCATCGGCGCCGGGCGTGTGATACCGCATATCCTCAATATAACCTATGTTGCCGGCCTTACCGATGTCTGGCAGAAGTGGCCAGATATAATCGACCTCATCAAGAAAATGGCGGTCGTGCGCGTCATCGGCGACATGTTCTTCCCGTCCAGCGACAGCATCAGCGCCGACGGGCTCAGCCAGTCGCTGTCGGTCGACATGGAAAAGTATCGCGACATGATCGATGTCCTCATCGACGGCCCCAAGGGGCAGAATGGCGGTCTCAAGACTGCTATCCATGGTGTTCGTGGGATTGTGATGTGATGCAGCTAAGCCCATCAAAATTTAATTCCTTCCTGGCCGGAATCGGGCAGCAGTACACCTGGCGCAAATCCTACGCCTGCCCATGCACGGACCCGCACAGTGGCGCACCGAAACCATCATGCCCTATTTGTTTCGGGAAGGGTCGTCAATGGCTTGCCGGCGTGAATGGAGTCGCCGGCATGACTGGCATGTCCACGCAGCGGGCATGGGCACAGTTCGGTCTCTATGAGAGCGGCGACGTCGTGGTCTCGATCGGATCGGACTCGCCGATGTACACAATGGGGCAGTATGACCGCGTGACGGCATTGAACGCAACCAATCAATTCAGCGTTGTCTTGACGCATGGCGCGCAGGTGGAAGCGCTGGTGATGACGGTCAACTCGATTGATCGCGTATTTTGGTTGACGACCGATGGCACTGCAGTAGTTGAGGGCGGTATCCCTGTCGTCAATTCCGATGGCACGCTGACATGGGCTGGCGGCGCGCCGCCGGCGAATACCAAGTACACCGTCTCTGGGTCGAAGTTCTTGGACTATTTTTGCTTCGGCGACTTTCCGTCGAACCGTAACGAGCACAGCGGCGCGCCGTTGCCTAAGCGCGTTGTGCTCCGCGACTTTGATTTGTTCCGGCGTTAGGGTTCGGCGAACGCCAATTTGATTACCTCATCTGCCGCCGGTTGCATGGCCTCGGCGACCTTCTTGGCGATGTACTGGCCTGGTTGCGCCGGGATGATCCAGCCTGCAGACCATTCTCCCATAACGCGAAATGTGAGATATGTACTGGACTTCGACTTCTTGCTCGAGGTGTCGAACCGGACCATTCCGTGCTGATTTGTGCCTGGCGCGTTCATGCGGTCGCCCCAGTTGTAGGTAGCGCGCTGGCGCATGCGCACGCGAGCGCCGGTACCGCCATTGTTCTGCAACGCCTTGCCAGTCACCACAGACGGCGCCATGCTCGACGCGGCTTGATAGGTATCTGCCGACATGCCGCTGACATTGTGCCTGAGGGGGATGATCAGATACCGCTGTCCGGCATGGGGGCCGGTCTTGGCGAACCGTATTTTCTTCGATGTCTGGAGCATGCGCTTGAGGTCGCGCGGCGGCCGCCCGGTCTCGATCTCTTCCGCGTATTTGTAGTTGGAACTGATCACGGCCGACAGGTCGGTAGGATACGCTACCGTGATGGACGCCATGTAGGGGGTTTTTTCACCGCTCCATAGCCGTGCCTTTTTGATTGCGTTTATCCAATCTTCCCTGGTGATTTCAGCGATGTTGCGTATGGCCTGCTTGACGCGCGGGAAGACGGCGCCATTCACGACCCTGCGAATATCGTCAGCGTTTGGTAGATCGATGGTGATGGTGTAGTCGGCCATGCCCTAATTATTGCATCCCGTCGTCGTGACTGCACAATAATCTGCATGATCACGCAAATACTGCCTTCTGCCGTCGGGAACGCGCTCAAGATTTATCTTGAGCAAGAGCCGACTGCGCTTGCTTGGGTGATTTTGCGTAATACCACTGGTATTTTCCCATCATACAACGACGTCAATTCCGTCTCGATTTATGAAGGGGACGACGAAACGTATCTGATGGATACCTGCGGCCTCGTCAACGGGACCCTGTACTATTATTGCGAATTTTACTGGGATGGGACGGCTTGGAATGCCACTGCCATAGTGTCAGGGACGCCGAATTACACCTACACCGACCAGTCGGTTGATGTCCTCACAATCGTGCGCGACCGGCTCCAATATGGCCTTGAAAACGAGATCATCATCGGCACGTTGTCGCCGGCCAGCGGGCAGATACAGGTTCTGAATGCGCCGCCGATATTCGATGAAACGAATTTTCCAGTGGTGACGGTGCATGTCGCTGTCGATGGCAGCGGCGACCGCGCTATCGGCGAAATGCCGTTCACTGACGAATTCGATGCGGTCAACAACGTCTGGAAAGAGTCGTCTGGATGGATGGCGCATGTGTCGCTGACTATCATCGGCTGGAGCAAGAACCCGGATGAGCGGATCGCGCTGCGGCGTGCTCTGCGCAAGATAGTCATCGGCAACCTGGAAGTATTCGACAATTACGGGATCATCCTGCCTGAGTTCAGCCAACAAGATGTCGATGCGCTGCCACCAGAATATCCGGCTGCCGTGTATGAGTCCGTTTGCACATTCACATGCGAAGCCCCATCCGGCGTGGCCGATACGCAGCCTGTCTATGTTGCGGATCCTATCGTTAACGCAACCCCTGTTTTCCTATAGGAAGAAAAAAATGCCTGAAGATATCCAACAACCGATCAAGCCTGTGGTTCCTGCTGCAGCCCCTGCGGCTGCAGCCGTGGCCCCTGCGGCTGCAGCGGTGTCGGTGCCTGCTGCCGTGTCGTCGGTTACCGAACCGGCACCGGAAAACGAGATCACGCTTGAGCGTTATGCGATTGCGCGGTCGAAGACATGCGGTCGCGCCGTCGAAGCGCTCAATGCCTTCGCAAAGTCTGAAAAGCGCGCTGGCAACCATAAGGCCACGCGGTCTGCCTACGATGCTCGGTATGAAGCATTCATGAACCAACCGGTATAAAGGACGATCATGCCATATTTCTTCAACGGGCATTTGTACATCACGCCAACTACCGTGTCGGCGGTCAATGACGATGCAATGCTCAATCAAAATCTCAGCGTCGGGAATGTTCTCGCTGTCATCGGGCAAAGTACCGGCGGCACGCCCAACACCCCGCTGGTATTCGGCGACCCCGCGACCGCGCTGGCAACCCTGCGCACTGGCGAACTCGCGCAGGCTGTCACAAAAGCGTTCAATCCCAGCAATGAAGTTGGCGGCCCGACTACCGTCGTCGCGATTCGCGTCAACCCGGCTGTGCAGGCTGGCTTGACGTTGCTGGATTCTTCGGCGAATCCTGCCATTACCCTGCTTGCGTCCGATTACGGCCAGTACACGAACCAAATCAATGTCGATGTGGCCGCTGGCTCTACCAATGGCGTATACATCACTACCGCTCTCGGTAGTGATGTATACGCGCAGGACAATATCTATGCGGCGCCGATGACCGTCGTCTATACCGGCGCGCAGGCGACTGCTACGGTGACTGTTACCGATACCACGATGACCCTCTCTGCGCCGGCGGGGACACCGATCGCTGCCATCAGTTTGGCCTCATTTCCTACCGTCCAGCAGTTGGTCGACAACATCAACACTTTCCCAGGATTCGCGGCGGCTGTGTTGGGCGTTTCCGGGAGTATGCCGTCGCTGAACGGCTTGGATGGCGTCACCGCACAATCCATCAAGACGACAGCATTCACCGTCACCGCAGTGCTGCAGGCAGCCATCAATTACCTGAACAGCCCACAATCTGGCGGTCTCGTGGTTGCGGCGCGGCCATCTAACGCGCTGTTGCCGCCAGCGCCATTGGCAACGACCTACCTCACTGGTGGCACAGATGGCACCGTCACCAATACCCAGTGGAGCAACGCCTTCACGACCTTGCAGACGCAGGATGTGAACTGGATTGCGCCGTTGTCGGCGACCGGGTCCATCATCGCGATGGCCGACGCGCATGTGCAGTACATGTCGACTGTCGGGCGGAAAGAACGGCGTGCGATCTGCGGAATGGCGCTTGGCACGACCGATGCCCAAGCGCTCACCGAAGCGCTTAGCCTGAACAGCAACCGAACATCGATTGTACACATCGGGTACTACGATTACGACTGGACGAACCAAGTAACGGGTCTGCAACTGTATTCCCCGTACATGGCTGCCGCCGTGGCCGCTGCGGCCTTCTCCGGCGTCTCGCCAGGAACGCCATTGACCAATAAGGCGCTGACGTTTAGCGGCGTCGAGCGACGGTTGACCAACCCAACCGAGACCGACCCCCTTATCCAAGGCGGCGTCTTCTGCATCGAGTCGACGTCAAAAGGATACTATGTCGTGCAGTCGATCTCGACGTGGTTGGTCGATTCGAAATACGATAAGGTCGAACAGTCCGTCGGCTGGGCGCTGGATTTCGTATGTCAGAACGTCCGCAACGCATTGGACCCACTGCGCGGTCAGAAAATGACGCCGCAGTTGTTGCGTCGTGCAGTCGATATCACGGAATCACAATTGCGGGCCCTTGCCGTTCAAGAGCCACAGGGACCAGGAGTTATCACTGGCGATGCGGCTAGCCCTGCCTATACCGGGATTACGGCATCGGCCGCTGGCGATGTCCTATCCGTTCAATTCCAATGCAGCCCGGTATTGCCGGCAAACTATGTCGCTGTGACGGTCTACGCGGTGCCGTATAGCGGTACCGCGACGGCATCTTAACCCCAGGGAGTGAAACGTGGCAATCCAACAACAAGTAAATCTCAAGACGCGCACTGGCAATAAATGCGCGGTCATGTTCGGTGGCATTCAGATCGGGCTCTTGCAGTCGGTGCGCATGAACGACGACTATTCACCGGAACCGGCATCAGGTATCGGCGACATCCACGTCCAAGAGTGGGTTCCAACGATGGCGCGGCACAATATCAGCATCCAGGCGATGGTGCTCAACGTCGGTGAAATGATCTCGGCCGGCGTGGCGGCAGAAAATGGCGACGCCATGCTGCTTGGGCTCGTATTCGACATCGTTGTTTCCGACAATACTGGGGCATTGCTGCGCAAGTACGTCGGGTGTTCGTACGCTTCCGGCGATATCGAAGTCAGCAAGCACGCAATCGTCATGCAGGCCGGCCAGTTCAACGCGCTCGATACGCAGGGAACCGGCTGTTGAGAATACTTCTTGGCCGTGGCATGAAGGGGCGGCATCGTCTGGTGCCGCCCCTTTCGTCGTGATAGGAGAATGAAAACTCCCACCCACAATCACATACACCATCATGCCACGTCAAGCACATGCAACAGATTTTTTCGTTGAAGTAGATCGGCTCGGTCGCTTCAATTTCGCCAGGCGCACCATCGAAGACACGTTCAAGATCCGTGGACAATACCACCAAATCACCAGCGGCTACTATGATGACGACGGCAACATGTGCGACCTCGGCGCGCTATCCTATGTGACGGTCAGAGCGCTACTAGTTTCCGGCCCTGAGAATTTCGACATCGATCAACTTGATCCACTTGTGGATGATGAAGTCGATTCCAAGTTGGTCGCAATATGGAGGGCACTCCGAGAAAAGGAGCTCTCTTTTCGACCAAAAGCGCGGGTCATCGGCGCGGGTGGAGGGGCGGAAGCTGGCGCAAACTTACCGGCTCTGGTTTCGGAAGCAGTACAATCTCGCGCCGACTGACCCCCGGTATCTTGCCGCCACGGACGAACAGATCGAGACCGAGTGGTGGGCATACCAGTATCAGGCTGGCAAGGTCCAAGAAGAATTCCTTGACGAGCAGTTCAGTGTCGAGGATGAGCTGGCAAGGATAGAGCAGGAAGCGGCTGAGCGCGATCGCGCGGCGCCGCCTGACGATTGGGAAGATATCGATGGCTGACGTAAAAATTGGCGTAAACGCCGACGGCAAGAATGTCGCCAAGGCGATCGAGGAAATTACTGCGTCGGTCAATGATTTGGCCAAGGCGGTTGCATCTTCCGGCAAGGTCAAATTCAAGCCGGCTGATGTCGGTACCGCTGCGCGCGATATCGCACTGCTGAACAAGCAATTCGAGATCGCCGTTGCGCGGTCGAAGGCGCTGCGCGACGCCCTCAAGGCTACCGGCCAAGCCGGCAAGTCCATCAATGAGGTCGACTTTCAAAAGCTTGGCGTCAATCCGGCTGCTGCGCAGCGCATGCGCGACAGCGCTTTCTCGTATGCCGCGCGCGGGACGGCTTGGGATATGGGGCCTCCTGCTCCTAGCCAGCCGGCCCCGCCATCACCACGACCTGGGCGCGGTGGCGGCAGGGGCGGCGGCGGCACCAATTTCGCGGCAACGGCTGCAAACTCTTTCGGCGGCGGCGTAGGCGGTGGATTCGGCCAAGTAATTCAGGGCGCAACGCGCGGAGCCGCTGCCGGTTCCGCAGAGGGCGGCGGCATGATGGGCGGCCTCGGTGGGCTTCTAAAGGGAGGTGGAATTGCTGCAGCCGCATTCGGACTATTCAAAGCCGGTCAAGCCGTTTCTGAAGGCTACGACATGGCAAAGGAGCGCGGCACCAATCTCGACACGCTCAAGCGCCAGATGGGCGACCTCGGCGTCAGCTTCGCCGGTCTCAAGACCATGACCGACATCGCCAGCGCTGGTCTTGGCGTCAACTCGAAAGAATTCGCGGCACTCGCTGAACAATACAATCAGGCAAGCCACAACGCTGAAAAGACGCCTGAAGGTCTCGGCGGTGCCGTGCGCGATGCCACGCAGTTTGGGCGCGCCTACGGCATTGACCCTGGCGCGTCGGCGGGGTTCTTCGGCGGCATGCAGAACATGAATCCGAAGCAAAACAATCGCGAGTTGGCGCTCCAGATCGCGGAAGCAGTTGAAAAGGGTGGTGGCCGCGCGATGGCGCCGGACGTGATGCAGTTCCTGCAGACGATGGCGTCGTCGGTGTCGCGCAATAGCCTTGGCATCGCCAATACCGACGCCTACAGCGCAGCGTTCGGGAATATGCTTGGTAGCGGGCGCACCGGCATGACTACTGATAACGTATCGTCGATGCTCGGACAGGCAAATAATGCTATTTCGCATATGGGTGCTGCCGGCGAAGCTGGTCGAAATTTCCAGATCGGGTCGTACAATAAAACATACGGTCAAATGAATCCAATGGCCGCCGAAGCGCTTGCCGCTGGCGGCATGTTCGCGACACCGAATAGCGTGTTCGGGGATAAAAATTCTGACCTCTCTGAATATTTCCGTCGCCATGGCGGCGATGTCTCGCGGCAATGGGGCGGGAAGAACGGCAACGTGACTTCGTGGGGGTCGATGAAGGCAGGGTACGAGTCGGCATTCGATAAGGGCGATACCGGGAATTGGCTGCGCCTGAATGCCGTGCAGCGCGATCTCGGGTTGAATTCTCCGCAGCAAGCTGCTGCCATGATGAATCTTGATGAGAAACAGGCTGGCGGTCTTCAAAATTCATTGAAGCGGGCCGGTGTCTCGCTGAAGGATTTGAACGAAGGTGGGATCAAGACCATGGCTGCCATCGGCGGCGCCGACAGTCATGCTGATCTGGACAAGATTTACAGCCAGATCGGTGGCCGCACCGGCAAGGATGCGCTATCAGAAAATGAAAAAACGCACCTTGATGCCGCACAGAAAGGAAATACCGAGGATTTCCGCGATGCATTGTTGAAGGTTATGGCTGGCAAAGACCAGGAAATGACTGAGGCGAAAGATATGCTTGCTGGCATCAAGGCGATTGAAACTGCCGAGACTGCGCTTGGCGACAAGTTGATCGGTCCGATTAATTCCATTCGCGACGCCACTCTCCGCATTGCCAGCGTCATCGCAGGGCCAGAGAAAAAATCTGAGATGGAACTTGGTGCCGAACGTGGCATGGAGGCTGCCAAGGACCGATTGCCTAATGTTGATATTAAGGACCGGGTTAAATCGCACATCCAACTTGCAAAAATTGATATAAAGCCAAATCTACATACTGACAAGGCAGAACTTCGCGCAGAAGCGGATCGCCAGTGGAAGGAGGCTGGTTTGCCTATAAAAGGACAATCTGGCGATATCGACCAGCAAAGTTCCGATATCGCCAACACGTATGCGCAGACTGGCGGCACAAAGGCGCAATCTGACATCGACAAGTTGATGGCGATGGGATGGTCTGCTGAACAGGCCGCCGCGATCGCCGCCAATCTTCAAGTTGAAAGCGGCAGCAATGAAAAGGCTGTCGGAGATAATGGACTCGCGCGCGGAATCGCCCAATGGCATCCAGACCGGCAAGCAGATTTTGCCAAATTTTCTGGGCATGACATGAAATCGTCCACTCACGATGAGCAACTTGCTTTCGTGAATGATGAATTGCGAAATGGGAAATACAAAAAAGTAGGTGATAAATTGTCGCATCTTTCAGATGCCAACGATGCCGGATCGCTGATTTCACGAGAATATGAGCGTCCAGCAGATGCCGCCGGCGAAGCATCAAAGCGTGGACGTCTAGCATCTTCTCTGGCATCCGCGCACGATAGCCTTACTATCCATCTAAAGGTCGACACCACTGGGCGCAATGCGCAGGGCGGAACATCTCAGCACACTATCGAGACATCGGTGCCAATCGCCCGAGGTAGCGGCAATCAAACAATCGCATTGGCATCGCAATGAAATTCGAATCCCGCATACCAGGGATAGATGTGATCCTGGTAAAAAACATCGTCCGCACGACCTTGAACGGGTCGATACCGACATCGCAGCGCGACGCCCAGACGCGACAGATCAACCTCACCAAATACATTGGCGACGGGAACAGCGTGCGCGTGAACAAGTCCGTGCGCGAACCCGCTGGCGCGTTCTCGATCACACTCACCGAGCAATTGTTTTACGATGGCACGACAAACACTGGCGACTCGCTGTATTCCGTTATAGAACCGATGGACTACATCGAAATCCGCATGACCGGCAATGCCTACAAGCAGTCGGAAAATGGCGCGTGCTCGCGCATTCCCATGATCATGCGCGGCTTCATATCGCGGATCGCGTATTCCGAGACAATGGGCGCCGACGGCCACCCGCATCGCAATATCGTCGTATCCGGCCAGGACTACGGGAAAATCCTGCAGATGATCCAGCTTTTCTACATGCCTGGCACGCCGGAGAGCAACAACTACATGACGGAATTCCCATTTTTTGCGCAGTATGGGATTGGCGCTACCGTGCAAAATGCGGTGAAATTCATGCAGGACGTATTCAATAACGTGGTGAACCCGTATGTGGCGGCTCTGCGAGAATATTCGAGTGGGGTGGGATCGCCTGGACCATTAATCCCAATCAGCCTCGATTTTAGCTCTGCCATCGCCGGCACCGTGTCTCCGTTCGGCGCCGGCGGCTTCGGCCAGGGAACGATATGGGAATTGATCAAGTCGTTTGGTGACATCGGGACATGGAACGAGTTTTTTATCGAGGACCGCGAGGACGCACCGTATGCGGTGTACCGGCCAAATCCATTTATGGACGCCGCCGGACTGCCGATATTCACATTCCCCGCAGGGAAATTCCCGGGATTAGCCGCGAACCAGGTCCAGATCACGCGCGCCGATGTCGTCAGTATCTCAGCGGAACGATCTGATTCTGATGTCGCGAATTATTTCTGGGTCGACTCGCCACGGTTCAACCTCTGCTATGAGCCGACCATGAGATCAATGGCGGTTCTTGACCAAACAAATGACCCGGCCATGGGTCCATACGTGACCGCCTATCAGAACGTCGACCCGCAGCTATACGGCACTAAAAAGATGTGGGAGCAGACCCAGCAGGGCGGCCAGGACGAGACCATCAACGGGAACGGTGTCGCCGCCGGCGCGGTGCGCGATACCAATCAGACCAGCTTTACGGGCTGGATGAAGGCGCGCCGCACCGACATGGTTCGTCAAAACCGCGACAACGTGATTTTTGAGCGGGGGTCGATGCGGCTAAAGGGGAATGAGTCCATCCGCGCCGGAACGTACCTGTCCTACGAGCATGGCGACTACACGTCGCTCTATTACGTGGTTTCTGTCGAGCACGACTACGCGCCGTTCGGGAACTTCTTCACGTCGGTTCAGTTCGAGCGCGGAACCAACTTCATGGATCGCGTGCGCACGAAAGCGGATACTGATTCGCCGTATCTCTCTGAAATGGTCGATTTATCATGAGCAAGGGATTCGGCATCGTCGTCGCTACCTACCCAAGCGGCAACTCCATCGACGTGCTAATGAACAGCAACGGCGCCAGGCTATCCAATGTCCAGGTGATGTCTCCGACTGGTTCTGACAGCACTGGACACGTCGACCTCCCTGATATCGGCTATGTTCTCGGTGACCCTGCGCGCTGGAACCCGATCGGCCCCGCGACACGATACATGCAGGCTGTCATCGAATGGATAGAGGGGGTGCCTGTCTGCATGGGGTTCTTGCCGCCGCAAATCAACCAGACCAGTTTCGACCGCAAAAATTTCCATGTCTTCCGCCATGCCAGCGATGTCTACAAAACCATCAACGCCGCCGGCGATATCGAGGAATATCACCCGAGTGGCTCGTTTGTGCGCCTCGCGGCGTCGCCAGTTCACGAGGATCTCACCGGCCAGGATTTTGATTTGACGTGGGCGATCAAGCAAAATACTGGAGGGGCCGTGCATTGGCATGTGACGGTGGCCAATGCCGGGACCGTGGTGGCAACGCTAGATATCGACCCCAGCGGGAACGCTGCGCTGGTGAATAGTGGCAATACGACGGTAACCACGACCGGCAACCTCTCCGCGACCGTAGGCGGCACGGCATCGATTACCTCGACCGGCAACATGGAATTCACGGCACCACAGATTACGATGAACACGCCGACACTAATCGCTACCGGCAATCAAAACACGTCCGGCACGACCACTACCGCCGATCTGGTGGTCCCTTGACGCCAAATATTGCTGTCATCGGTACGACGTCAAGTCATGGCGGATCAATGACTACGGCTACAGGGTCAAAATTCTCGACGCCTGCCGGCGCGGTCTGTCGGGTCGGTGACCTGCATGTATGCCCAATACCAGGGCATGGCACGACGGTGATCGTATCTGGCGGCGCCACGAAAGCGACTGTCGGCGGCTTGGCCCTAGCCATCAACGGATCAGTCGCTGGCTGCGGCGCGGTTCTAAATAGTGGTTTCGCTCCGAATTGCTCCACGGTGTGAGCGTTCGTGACCACATAATCAAGCCATGTCCATATCGTCCATCACGTCGGCTATCAATGGTGCTGCGAGTTCGCTTAACTCGTTAGTAGGCGCGCCATCGCCGCCATCGAGTCAAAAGGCGTTGGCGGTAACATTCGTTCTACTCGACAAAGCAAATGGCGGCAGCAAATCTCTTGATCTGATTATCCGTCCCGAGGACTTGACCCGCACTGATGTGTCGCGCATAACCGTGCAGCAGACGCTTGGCGGTGCCTGGGGCGATGATTTTGGTGTCGGCCTCTCGACAATCAATATCAGCGGTACCACTGGCTGGCGTGGTAATAAGTCTGGCGATGGCAGGGTCCAGTTTTCAAATTTAAAAAATCAGGTATTCACGGACTGGCATGCGCGGCGCAACAAGGCGCTAAAGGCAGGGAAAGACCCCGCCGGCGTCATGTTGGTTTTTGTCGATACGCTCAACCAGAACCTCGACTCCGTGATCCCGATGACTTTCACACTTCGCCGCTCAAAGTCGCGGCCTCTGCTGATGCAGTACAACATTTCGATGATTTCCATAGCCTGGAAGGTTGTGCCGCCACCGGCACCGTCCTCTGCTGGCGGTCTCGCGGGCTTGCTGGCGTCAATCAAAAACCTCATTGCGGCAGCCAATAATGTTGTTAATTTCGTCAAGAGTGCAATAGGGCAGGTAACTGCTTACATCAATACGGCAACGACCATTTTTCAGAGCGTTACCAATTTGATACAAAATGCGCAGTCGATACCGCAGAGCCTACTCGGGCCAGCGATAGCGTGCGCGCAGGCCGGCGCGACCATGTTTTCAACGATTGCCAGCATGTCGGGGTCGACATCACAGTCTGCTGCGGCCATGGCGACTGCTTCCGATTTTTCAAATATCTTGTGCTTGCTCAATAACGCCGTCAACACGGTGCAGACGTATCCAGACTACACGCCTTTGTACGGCGCATCAAATTGCAGTAGTACCAGTGGAGGCTCTCCACCAAGTCCATACGCTGACACGAACCCATTTTATGCGGTAGTTGGGGCCCCGCAAAATGCGCCGGCACCGGCATCGACCACTGCGGCGGCACCGGTCATCGTGGTGCCGACTGTCTTGCCGCCGACTGTGACGATTACGCCGGCCGCGCAGCAATCGCTTGCGCTCATCAATAATTCAGATCCGGTATTGGCGCCAATGTCCATGTCGGCGCTTGGTACTGCAGCAGGCGCCATCGCATCCGGGATAACACTCAAATGAGCACGCCTTTTGATCGGCCACTTGTCGGATACCGTTTTGTCCTGACGCAGTACGGCGACACGTTACTGTCCGTGGCCGCGCGCGAGCTCGGTGACGCCAGCCAGTGGTCGACCATCATCGCGCTCAATGGCATGGTCTATCCCTACCTGACTGACGACCCGGCAAAGGCCGGAACCGGCGTATTCCTAAATGGCGGCTACATCACCGTGCCGGGGAGCACGCCCGGGGCAGATACGAATGACCCCAATGCTGTTTTTGGAACGGACATATTGCTGCAGAACGGGTTGCCGATATTCGTGAACGGGGATATTGGGACAGTAAGTGGCGTCCAAAATCTTAAACAGGCGCTCACAAATGCGCTCGACACCGATCAAGGTGAATTGCTTTTTCACCAGACTTACGGCACGGAAATAAGGAAACTTCTTGGGACGATGAATAACCATGCGGCTGTGCTGTTGGCCGCGCAATATGCGAGCGATACCGTATCGGCCGACCCCAGAATATCCAGTATCACCAGTTCAGTTGGGACGCTAGTCGGCGATGCAATTTCCGTTACTGTAATTGCACCGACTGTGCAGGGCACTACGTCAAAAACCGGGATAACTTATTAGGGATCGATAGTGGCATTCCAACTCAAAAATTTTGTTTCTATTGTTGCGTCGATGGTAAACCGCATGAAAGCGACGCAAACAAATTTGACCGACTTCAACATTGGTGCCGCTGGCCGCACGCTAGTGGAAGCGCCAGCGATTGAGATCGACCAGCTTTACCAGCAGATGTTCAACGGACTCACGCAAGCGATTCCGGTAAGCGTTTTCCAATCATTCAATTTCCCGCCACTGTCAGCCATCGGGTCCAGCGGCACCATGACAGTTACCGTGGCAGCGTCGACGAACCCAATCATCATCTCGGCTGGGACGGTGTTCTCGGCGACGGCGACAGCTATCACATGGTCGTCGACTGCCAGCGTAACCATACCGCCAAGCACTACCACGGTCAGCGTTCCCGTGACAGCTACTACCACTGGTTCATCCACGAATTTGGTTGCCGATGTAGCATTCACGATGACGCCTGCGCCGGTAGGATTTTCCAGCGCCACCAATTTGTCTCCGTTCGTGAATGGGCTCGATACCGAGACGCCGGCGGCCCAGCAAATCCGGTTCGCCGCATTCGTAAACTCGCTGCCGCGCGGGACCGTGGCGGCGCTGTACTATGCGATGACGCTTGCGAACGTGCAAGATGCCAACGGCAATATCATCGAGCAAGTGCGCTTGTCCAGCGTCGTCGAACCCTGGCTCACCGATGACACACAGCCTGTGAGTGTTGTGAATTGCTATATCCACAATGGCATCGGCAGCACTTCCGTGGCATTGCAAACGAGCGTCAATAACGTGATCCTCGGCTATTATAATTCTTCCGGCGTAGCCGTTCCTGGGTACAAGGCCGCTGGCGTCAATGTGAACACTGTTATCGCGACCGAGGTAGCCGTGCCCGTGACTGGGGTCATTACGGCAGCGGCTGGCTATTCACTGACAGATCAGGTGATAAACGGCGTCACCGTTCCCGGGTTGGAGACGTTGGCCGCTGCCGCAATCACGTCCTATCTGATAGCGCTTGCCATAGGTCAATCCGCGATTGAAGCAGAGATCGTCGCGCTCGTGATGAACATCCCCGGCGTCTACAACTATGTCGGGAGCTTACCGGCAGCCGACGTAACGGCCACGGTGTCGCAAAAACTGATGCCTGGCACGATCACGTTGACCTGATATGCAAATCACAAAAAAACTCATTGGCTATCTCAATCGAGTCTTTAAAAAAGACCCGTTGCCGTTCCTCGCGCTTGCTATTTCATATGCCGGAACCAGTTTCACATGGTCTATAAAAGATGCTCCCGTCTATACAGCTATCTGGACCTGGGATGATGGGTCAACCACTTGGGATGATGGGTCAACCAATTGGGATGGAATAAATAATGCCTATATTCCCAGCACGACATCTATTTTGACGATTACACCTATCGGTGGCAGCGGCACGACATTGGCGATCGATCTAAGCAAGTACACTATTACCGGGCTCGCCGAATTCATCGCGACTCAGGCAGGGTATTCGGTTAGCTACACAAACTCGTCTGGCATGGCTGCCTTGAGCGCATTAGTGCTCATCAATGGCAGCGGGTCGTCGACGCAACAAAATGGCGGCTTCCTTTACGGGTACACCAATTTTTGGTGGGCGTACATGGACGCATGCGCAGAAGAACTTGAGACCGCTCGGACACAAATCATCGCCATGCCGGCGCAAATGAATACGGTCAATGCCAATGGGTCATGGCTTGATTTTCTCGGAAATTTTTACGGTATCCCCAGAAATCAAGGCGAACTCGACCCGCAATACGGGCCGCGCATTATCGCGATGGTTATCAGGCCGCTTGGGAATAATATCGCTATCGCTGAAGCGTTGCGCGCCATCAACGGCGGTGGTGCCGTGACCGTCCCCGATTACCCGACGCTGACCAACAACAGCTACGGTCTTTTCGATGTGAATTTTTCAGCGAGTTTGGCGCTGTTGAGTGTGATGACACTTGGGGAAATCGAAACTTCCGTGCAAGCAATCGTGAATAAAATGCGCGATGCCGGCACATTTTTGCGCGTGCTGTCGGTTATCAGCCCGATCGAAGGAACGACATATATTGGAGCCGCCGTCATTTCAGGCTGCACAACATACGTTTATCCGCCGCCGTGACACCATAATTTCTTTAACAAAAAAGAACCCGCGACAATGACCTATTCTGCCGTTTTGACAGTTGCCGGAGAGGCGCTCTACGCAGCCGCGCTGATGTCTGGTACGCCTATCGTCCTCTCTACCATGTCCGTCGGCGATGGCGGCGGCAGTCCTATTGCTTCCCCGGATCCGACGCGCACGACGCTGGTTAATCAGGTCTACTCGACTACTATAAATGGGCTGTCGGTCGACCCATTAAATCCGAATTTGATGTGGGCACAGTTGAGTGTCCCGCCGACCGTTGGCGGCTTCACCGTACGTGAGGTGGGGGTATTCACATCTGGCGGGGTCCTATTCGCTATAGCAAATTACCCTGATACCATCAAGGCTGTGGCCGCCAGCGGCACTACATTGGATCTCGTCATCAATCTCGGGATGATAATTTCCAATACGGCGCTGGTGACGGTGACGATCGACCCCAGCCTTGTCGGCGCCACACGGGCATGGGTTATCTCGACAATCACACCTGGGTACATTCTCCCCGGCGGGGCCCAGTATCAGATGCTACAGAAAAATTCATCTGCTGCCGGTGATTTCAGTTGGGCCGATCCGCAATCGCCGTGGCTGGCAACAGCGGCCACGACTGGAGGTGTAGTCAATGTTTCTGCTCTGACGGCAAACAACAAGATCATCGAAGTAACGGGAGCGCTGACGGCAAATGTCACACTGACATTCCCTGCCGCCCCTGGCCGCTGGGTCGTAGTCAATGCCACAACCGGACCGTGGACCGTCACTGCCATTGCGCTTGGTGGTACCGGCGTACCCGTTGCGCAGGGAGCTGCCGACACAGTATTTTGCGATGGCTCGAACGTGCGTTATGCGCTGGCAGACGCGGTTACGCAGCCGCCAATGACTGGTACGACTGCCTTGGCGACGTGCGCCTATGCTGATGCCGCGACACCGTTTCGGTACGTTGTCCCGATCTTGTCGGGGTATGGCACCACGCCTGCATTTAAAAGCCAGGTCGGTGATACCTCTGTTTCGCAGTTTATCAAAGCCTATGCGATGGCTGTGTCTTGGTCGATGCCAGTCCTGTCTACGCTAAATCCCGCCAAGCCGTTGAAAATGCGGCTGCATTTTACTGGGGATGTTGGTGCCGGAAATTTCTACCTGCAACTCGGGTATCAGATCTTCGCAAATGGACCGCTAGGGACTGTCGCATATACCAATGCCGTTGAATCTGTCGCGGCTCCAGCGACGGCAGGGAATTTGTCAAATTATTTGGCTGCTGTGATGGAGATACCGGCATCGACATTGGCATCACAGGATTTGGTAAACTTCGTTTTGACCAGACTCGCCGCCAACGGCGCCGATACAAATACTGGTGATTTCCAGTTGGTAAACATCACCATGGAGCAATAACGATGAGTATTTTACTCGGCAGCCAGAGTCCACAGCAACCTGCTATTTTCTTCCCGTTTTCAACCGTATACACGATCGTGATCGCTGGTATTTATCGGATATCTGCGCTTGGCGCTGGCGGCGCTGGTGGCATGGCATATACCAGCACTGGGACAGCGCAAGCCGCTGCGGGTGGTGGCGGCGGCGGCTTCTCTGAAATCGATGTCTTCCTACCATCTGGTACGGCTATCACTATTTCACCTGGAGTGGGTGGCGCCGGGGTTACGGCGACAAATGGTACTGCGGTAATTGGCAACGCCGGAACATCCACGACGGTGACTGCAACCGGGCTGTCGTTAACGGCAACCGGCGGCGGCGGTGGCGGCGCCAGTATTGTCTCTGGCACTCAGGTATACGGTGGCAGCGCAGGCACTGCATCGGGCGGCTCGAACAACCAAAGCGGGGGCAATGGCGGGGCTGCTCAAGCCACATCGACAAGTACCGGCGTAGCCCAAGCTGCGGCAGGCGGCGGCGCGGCGGCTACGCCTTTGGGCACGGGTGGCGCGGGCGGCGCGGCGCTGACATCAATCACGGGAACGTCGACATATTCAGCCAGCGGCGGCGGCGGCGGCGTGGGCGGTTTCGCTGGCGGTATGGCGACCGCAACTAGCGCGAGTTCTGCAACGGGCGGCGCGGGTACGGGAGGGGCGTCGGTGAACGCTACAAATGCTGTTGGTCTTGGTGGCGTCCCACGTTTGGGGTCATTCGGTGCGAGCACAAGCACCGTTGGCGCGGATGGTATTAGCCGTACCGTTACGCTCAGTGCTCAAAATTTAACAATAGCTAGTGTGGGTTTTGAATCGTTGTTCGATCCGTGGCGCTCATTCACTGGCGGCGGCGGCAGCGGCGGAGCGAACCTCGGAACGAATGGAGGGCTTGGTGCTGGTGGGGGCGGCAGTGGGACTGGTTACTTTGGCGCTTGCGGCGGGACATGTGGCGGCGGCGGCGGTGGTTCGGGAGGCGGTGGGATTTCGGGAGGCGGTGGCGTTGGAGGTCTGGGCGGCTTTGGTGCTGGCGGCGGCGGCATGGCTGGAAACGGCGTCAAGAGCGGCGCGGGCGGTAATGGCATTGTTACGATTGAAAGGATAGCATGAAGACCTACGTGATAACGGCGACTGGCAACACGGTGGTTGCAAGTCAAGAATTTATGGATGCGCAATTTCCGGGTGCCTACACGCTCGTTGAATCGGACCCGATCAGCGCGCCATCGTTTGGAACGATCATCACGTCAAGAGCTTTTTTCAAGCGACTTGGAATCGCAAATACAACTTGGTTATATGCGCAAGCACCGACGAATCCCACGCTGGAAATGTATAAAGACCAGGTGTGGGATGGGCCGGTTGACCTGGCCAATCCCGATACCGCTGCCGACCTGGCGTACCTGACCACACTAGCCGGATCGCCGGTCACTGCCGATGCGGTCAATACGATTCTGACCGCGCCCGTGCTGGCGAACGAAGTACCTGGTTAGCTGCGCTGAATACGCACGACATTCTTTTTTTTTTAAGGTTTACGAATGGCATCGCCCATAATTCCCTGGATCGGCGGCAAGCGCAGGCTGGCCGACCATCTTATCCCGCAATTTCCGGCTCACATCTGTTACGTCGAAGTGTTTGCCGGCGGCGCAGCGCTCTACTTCATGCGCACGCCAGAAGAGGTCGAAGTCATCAACGACATCAACGGCGAGCTGGTGAACCTGTATCGCGTTGTAAAAAGCCATTTGGAAGAGTTCGTTCGGCAGTTCAAATATGCATTGTCGAGCCGTGACGTGTTCAAGTGGATGCAAGATACGCCGCCGCATGTCCTGACCGACATCCAGCGCGCCGCCCGTTTCTTTTACCTGCAGCAGCATGCGTTCGGCGGCAAGGTCGACGGCCAGAATTGGGGCACGGCGACTACCGCGCCGCCGATCAACCTGCTGCGGATCGAGGAGAACCTGTCCGCTGCACACTTGCGGCTGGCCAGCGCGTTCATCGAAAACATGGACTGGCACAAGCTGATAGAAAAGTACGACCGGCCACACACGTTCTTTTATCTTGACCCGCCGTACCTGGAAACCGAAGGCTATGGCGTGGCGTTTGGCATCGAGCAGTACGTCACGATGGCCGAAACGCTCAAAGCGATCAAAGGCAAAGCCATCGTCAGCTTGAACGATCATCCGAAAATTCGGGAGATTTTCACCGGCTTCGATATCGACACTGTTCCGATCAGGTATTGCGTCGGCGGTGGCGCGAAAGCCGTCCAGCGGTCGGAACTGATTATTTACAGTTGGGACAGGAAGCAAGACCCGGTTGGGTTGTTTTGACATTACGCATTTTCATCATCGATAAACTTATTTGAAAGGTCGAAAAATGACACCACAAGAATTCATTTCCGCAATCGCGCCGGCAGCAGTCGAGAGCATGGCACGCACAAAAATCCCGGCATCGTTCGTCATCGCCGAGGCTGCACTTGAATCTGGCTGGGGCGGTCATGCTCCAGGAATGAACCTTTTCGGCGTGAAAGCGGATGCCTCGTGGCATGGCGCAGTGACGATTCAGCGTACCCGCGAGGTGGTCGACAGCAAGTCGGTGTTCATCGACGCGCGGTTCCGTGCGTATACCGACTGGCTCGGCTCCATTACCGACCATGCAGGTTTTTTGCTGGACATGCCACGCTACAAGCCGGCGTTTGAACATTGCGACGATTCAAAAGCCTTTACCATTGCCGTGGCCGACGAGCATTATGCGACCGCCCCGGATTATGCGAAAAAAATCATTGAGGTGATTGACGAACACGATCTTCAGCAATACGACAGGCCAAAGGTGATTGCGTGACCAAGGATGAAAAACGGGCATACATCGCGCTGGCGCTCTACTCGCTGGC